AGTGACCTTCGCACACGACTTCCAGCAGTCAAGGCGTGGGACGAAGGCACGACCGAGATGGAACAGGCTTGCGTGCCGATGTGGCACCTTGGCTGTGAGGCCATCAACGTACTTGAGGCCGAGAACGAGCGGCTGCGATGCTGCGGCAACTGCTGGTATTGGGAGCCGTCGCTGTATGAGTGCGCTCGTGTGTCCGTCTACGACACACAACGCACATGGAGCGGCGACTGCGACAACCTAGATCGCTGCCACTTCACCCCGTCCCTCTGGGCCGCCCGAAAGGAGTTGGACCAACACCCCAAGACCGCAGTAGAATGACAGAACCCCAAGAGCCAACGAGCGTGAGGAGATCGTATGTCACAGTGGCCTGAGCGTCCCCAGCTTCACCCCGTGTTCACGGGCTACATCCAGGTAGCAAGCGCGGTCAGTGATCCATGGAACAAGCCCGACGGGAGCGTCGTCCAGAAGTTCAAGGTGGAGACCGTGCTCATGCACGACGGTCGCCACCAGGAGATGACCGTCTGGGCCAACAGCCTCTTCGCCCTGCTCATCCCGGGGAGCACCTACGAGTGCGACTTCGAGATCAACGACAAGGGCTACTACAAGATCAAGGCGCTGCGTCCGTGGGCGGGCAACCCCGCCGCCCGTGAGCCGTGGCACATCGCAGGCCCGGGCGTCGTGGGTCAGCCGATGAGCGCACAGCCCGCGCAGCCCGCACCCGCCGCGTACCAGCCGGTGCAGCCGGGCGTGCCGCCCTTCCAGCCCGCACAGGCCGGGTACACCGGCCCGCCGCCCGCGCAGCCCGCTGCGCCCGCGTACAACCCCGTAGCAGGAGCGTCCGCCATCAACCCCAACGCACCCACCAAGGACATGATGATCCAGCGCCAGAACGCGCTGAACGTCGCGTCCCAAGCGTTCCCGGTGCTCATGCAGCTGGGACACATCAAGTGCCCGTACACGGTCGACGAGGTCGACGTCAACGTGACCCCCGACAAGCGCAACCAGACCGAGATCGACGTGGCGGGATGGACCGCCCTCCAGATCAAGCGCATCGCCGGGGGAATCGAGGGCTTCGCCAGCCGCGACAAGACGGCTCCGGTGCCGCCGGAGTTCGACCCGGATTCGGACATCCCTTTTGACGGTCCGGTAGCCCCCGGCTCGTAACACAAGGCAAGGTTGGGACCGGCGCCGGAAGGCCTCGGCGGGATCGCTCAGTTGGTGGGGACTGAGCAAATCTGCTCAACGCACTGAGCACGCGGAGGAGACACATGCAAGACGTCATCAGTTTGGACCTGCTGACCTTCAACTACCTTGAGAAGTACGGGCAGCTGCGGGCAGAGGACTACGTCGCCACCGGAGAGAACGAGTGGGACGGTTCGAAGCTCCACCCCAGCCAGCTCGGGACCTGCCACAGAGAGACCTGCCTCGGGAAGATCGGGGCGGCACGACAGGTGCGTGAGGCCAGCTGGTACCGCAACCGCAAGCGCAAGTTCGAGCTTGCCAACCACGTCCACAACCTCGTGTACGCGGCCCTCAAGGACGTGGGCCTGCTCTACGAGAGCGAGATGGACCTGGAGCCGTTCATGTGGAACGGCTGGACCGGGCGCCTCGACTGGATCGATCACCGCTACGGCATGGACACCCTGCACGTCGGGGACGTGAAGAGTTCGCACCCCAACGCCATGCGCTACGCCACCACCTACCCCAAGCACCACAACGTGCTCCAGCTGGGCTGCTACTACGAGTGCGTGAAGAACATGCTCAACGAGCACGCCTACTTCAACCCCGACCTCAAGCTCATCCGCTCCGCGGAGATCCAGTACATGGACCGCGGCGGTGGGAATGACCCACTGTGGTGTGAGACCGAGATGACCGACGACCTGATGGCCGAGGTCGTGTCCGAGAAGGTGCTGCTTGAGGAGCACGTCGACCTCGCCATCAACGAGAACATCCTTCCGGAACCCATGAAGCGGGACATGAAGTTCAAGTCGTACAAGAGGAAGATCGTGTTCGACACGCACTGGCAGTGCAACCCCGAGTACTGCGACTTCGTGGGGGCGTCCTGCACACCGATCACCGGCGAGACCACGCTGGCGGAGTTGAACTCCGACAACGGCGACTACGAGATCAAGCCCAACGGGCGCCGCTACGCTGAGGAGGTGGAGGAGTTCCTCGCGGCTGAGCTGGAAGGTGTCACCGCAGCCTGAGGGGGGAGCCCTCCCACCCCAGGACCTAGAGTCTGAGAAGTCGCTGCTGGGGGCGATGATGTTGAACCCGTCGGCGTGTGCCGTCGCGGCTCGGATCGTCAAGCCCGACGACTTCTACCTTGAAGCACATCGCACGATCTTCGAGGTCTGCGTGTCCTTGTCCATCGAGGGCAAGGAGGCCGACGCGGTCACCGTCGCGGAGGGCCTCAAGAAGCGGCGCCTGCTGACCAAGGTCGGTGGGCGTGACTACCTGCATGCGCTAGCCGAGTTCGTGCCGACCACCAGCAACACCCGCATCTACGCCAACGCCGTGCATGACAGTGGTGTGCGGAGGCGCATCATCCGCTCCTGCCAGGAGACGATCGAAGAGGCCTACGGAGAGGGCGGTGAGGTGTGTGACCTCCTCGACCGCGCCGAGTCGCGCATCTTCGGGGTCGCCAGCGACATCAAGCGCGAGGACTCGCTCACCATGAGCGGCCTCGCAGACGCCACGCTGGAGCGCATAGACCTGGCAGCGAAGGGTATGCTCACCGGGGGGGTACGAGCCGGCCTTTGGGCCGTCGATCACTTCGTGGGTGGCTTCCAGAAGAAGAACCTCATCATCCTTGCAGCCCGCCCCTCGGTCGGCAAGACGAGTCTCGCCTGCAACATCGCGGAGCACATCGCCCGAACCGAGGGTCCGGTCGCCTTCTACTCGCTGGAGATGAGCGGGCAGGAGATTTTCGAGCGCATGACCTGCACCCTCGCTCGCGTGTCCAGCAACAAGATCCGCTCGGGTCAGCTCAGCGCTGACGAGTACGCCGGGTTGGTCGGCGCCATGGGGCAGCTTGAGTCGCTCCCCCTGTACATCGACGAGACCCCGGGGCTCAACGTCCTCACGCTCCGTCAGAAGGCACGTCGCCTTGCGACGAAGGTCGACCTCAAGCTCGTGATCGTCGACTACCTACAGCTGATGAGTATGGGGGACGCGAACCGGAACGAGACCCGCATCTACGAAGTGGCGCGCATCAGCAAGGCGATGAAGCAGCTGGCCCGTGAGCTTGACGTGCCGGTGATCTGCCTGAGCCAGCTGAGCCGCGCTTCGGAGCAGCGGGAAGACCGGCGCCCACGCCTCAGCGACCTCAGAGACTCCGGGGCCATCGAGCAGGACGCCGACGTTGTGGTGTTCCTCCACGATCTGCGGGAGGATGCATCAGCCAAGGGAGAGATGGAGGTGCTCGTTGCCAAGAACCGAACAGGTCCTAGAGGTTCCGGGAGGATGGCGTTTACACCTGATTGGACTCATTTCCAGGATATGCCAAGAGAGCCAGTGTGGCAGGGAGATGCCCAGGGCGACCAACGACCTTCAGGAGGATCTCATTACCAGCACCCTGGATATGTTTTCGGAATGGATGACCCCGAGGACCGAGCCGAGCTTGTCCACCCAGAGCCCGCTGTCCAACTTGCCCTCTGAGTGAAGGTCCAGTTCACCATACCGGGGAAGATACAGGCCAAGGAGCGCCCGCGCTTCGGCAAGAAGGGCAAGGTCTACACGCCACGCAAGAGCCTCGCGTTCGAGGAGAGCGTGCAGTGGTGCTTCAAGAAGGAGTGCAAGGACTGCCGCGTCGCCCTCTACCGGGGTCCCCTGTCGGTGCTCATGACGATCTGGCGGGAGGTGCCCACGCACTGGCCCAAGTGGAAGAAGAAGCAGGCCATCGAGGGGACCATCCGCCCGACCAGCAGGCCCGACCTCGACAACTACGTCAAGGGCATCCTCGACGGCCTCAACGGCATCGCCTACCACGACGACTCGCAGGTCACCTACCTGATGGTCACCAAGGAGTACGGGCTCCGCGCTGAGGCCAACGTCACCATCGACTACGAGGACCTGCCATGAACATCGTGGGAGCGTTCTTCTTCGGCTTCTGCGTGTCCATGCTCAGCACCATGTTCGCAGCCCTCTGTGACGGCCTCTGGGTGGTGGCTGGGGGCATCGCGACGTTCCTCCTAGGGGTAGTGCTCGCAAGCGCCCTCTGCGCGGCAGCAGGGAGGCCCCGTGGCTGAGGTACTCGGAAGCAGCATCGCCGCCCTCACGGGCGAAGCCCCGGTGCGACACGAAGAGCAGAGGCGCTGTGCGTGGGTCTCCGCAGACGGAGAACAGTGCTGCACAATCCTCAACCCCTACAACGGAAGGGAGTTCTGTCTCTGCCACGATCACATGGCGGACCGCCCCATCCACGTAGTCCCGCCAGTCGGGACGAACGCATGGGCAGTCTTCTGCGAGCTGCGCCGGGCGAACCTCCTGGAGGCGGAGGGTCTCGGCGACGGCTACGCCCACCTGCAGAGTGTCATGCCGGAACTCAGCCAGCAGCAGGTGGCCAACGCCATCCAGTACCTGCGCATGATCGGCAACGTCATCGAGGGCCGCAAGAAGCGCGACGACAAGTCAAGCGGCTACCGCATTGAGCTCTAGGGGAGAGGAGGCGGCTATGGCCGACCCGGTCAAAGACATCGTGCGCTGTGAGCCCTGCCTCGTGTGCGGCATAGAGAAGGGCTGCGACCCGCACCACTACCCGCGCTTCAAGGGCATGGGTGGCAGCGCGTTCGTCACCGACGGGCTGCTGGAGATGCTGCCCCTCTGCCGGGTCCATCACCGGCTGTTCCACGACGGCAACGCCTTCACGGTAGCGGCGGTGGTCATGCACCATCGCTGGTACTTCGTCGACATCTACGAGACCTACAAGGACAGCGGGCTGTACCTCGGCCCCACATACCGCATCGAGGAGGTGAGGCTCGATCACCAAGCAGAGTACGGCCCGAGCCACTACGAAGGAGAGCCATGCAGCTTGACGGCCTGACCGCAGACAAGGCGGTCCTACTCACGATGCAGGACAAGGAGGAGCTGATCATGGCGATCGTCGGCCGCAAGGCTGAGATCGTGCGCGAGATGCGCCCCTTGCGCTTCGGCTACCACAGGTGCAAGCACGCCAACGCCATGATGCGCTCCCTCCCCTCACGCAGCCCCATGCGCGATGAGTACCGGGAGACCATCGTGGCTTGGACTGATGCCGCGGACCACTACGAGGAGCTGGTGGCCGAGCTGAAGATCCTCACCAGCCTGCAGAGCGGGACGCAGACGGTCCTCAACTCCGAGAAGGCTGCGGCCCGATGATCCACGCCGAAGAGGGCAACGTCGGGGCGTTCAAGCAGAGCTGGATCGACGACGTCAGCGTGCCCTTCAAGCTGGAATCGTGGCAGAAGGAGATGCTCCTCCACTGGTACCGTGAACCCATCATCGTCAGCCCCCACACCTTCAACATCCTCAGATCCATCACCGCCCTCAACCTCCCCGAAGGAGACCCCATGTCACAGTCCGACATCGACCAGCTTGCCCACGAGTGTGCCGTCGAAGACGCCGCCGAGCTTGTCGCCGCGGCCGAGACCAAGCCCTACGGGGTGCCGCTCTTCTTCAACCACTTCCAGTGGAGCAAGGACTCCGGATACACCTTCCTCGTGACCTACGAGAACCCGGTCTACCACGACGTCATGGTGACCGTCGATCTCTGCGACTCCTCGCGTCCGAGTGATGTCGCCGAGGAGGCCAACGTCCTGCTGCTCAAGTACTTCGGCATGCCGACGGAGTGCCCCGTCTGCGGCGCCCCCATGGCCCTGCCCCTCTACGCCGAGCGCGTGATCGAGGACCGCTCCAGCATCGTCCAGGCCTCCTACGCCTGCGGCTTCGAGTTCTGCAAGAGTAGCTGCGGCCCGTGCGAGAATGGCGGGTGCCACAACCAGGACCTCACGGCCGACGCCCTCGACAAGGTCCACGCCCTCTCGCTCGATCTCGCAGACGCGATCAACGCGATCGACCCGTTCAAGCTCGACCGCTTCAAGGTTGTCGGGAAGGTCGAGGACGCCAAGGACGCGGCCCAGGACCTCTGGGACGCACTGGCCGAGTTCTACGCCCTCTTCGAGGATGAGCGCCGATGACGACCAGGGTCCCATCAACGAAGCCGAAGGCGCACTACGCACCCTGCACGAGGGGGCAGAAGAAGCAGCTCGTGAGGCTGGCCAACCACCAGGGGCTCCACGTCCCGGAGCACTTCCGGCTCAACCCGTCGGTAGGTCCCTACGCCCAGGAGTTGCTGCTGCTGGTGCAGCGCAAGAACAACATTGCTCCGACAGCGAGGTTCGACCTCACCACCCTCGACCTTCTCTTCCCTGAGCGCCTCGGGCAGCGCATCGTAGCGAGCGCCAAGAAGGAGATCGGGGTACACGAGTGGCCTCCGGGGTCCAACTGGGGGCCGGTGGAGATCTTCATCAAGAGCTTCGCCAACCAGGCGGGTCCGTGGTGCTCGTACTTCGCGAGCTGGAACGCCCTGCAAGCGGGGTACAACCGGAAGTGGCTCCCCGCCAACCCGGGGTTCGTGCCGAGCTGGGTCGAGTGCGCCAAGAACCCGCGGGTCTACAAGCACATGCACCTCATCGCCCTGCACGATGCCCGCCCCGGGGATCTCGTCATCTACAACTGGCCGGGCGTGGGTGGGAACTACGACCACATCGGGATCATCATGAGCAAGGTGCTCAACGTCCACACGATCGCCACGATCGAGGGCAACGTCGGGAGCTTCGGCGGACAGGTCACCAGGCTCACGCGCTACAACCCGCCGGTCTCCGCTGTCATCAGGTTGGAGATGTTCCCCGGCGTTTGGTAAGATGACCTAGTCAGGTACCCCTACCTGGATGCAGAGAAAAGCCCCCCACTGGCGCTGTGCCGGTGGGGGGCTTTCTCGTTGTGTGCTACGGTGTGATCGTTGCCGGTGGAACAGCTCGGGTCTTGTCTGGCGACTTCAGGGAGTTGATGATGTCCTCGATGTCGGCGAGCGAGTAGTCCTCTAGGACCTGGGCTAACAGCTTGCCCGGGTCAGCCGCGTGCTGGTTGGTGATCCAGTACCGTCTGAGGTACGTGGCGGCGCCGGTGAGAACCGGCACAACGTAGAGAGCCATCTCGGCCGGGAGGTGTCCCGTCCAGTGGGCCAGGCCGTAAGTGATGGCCGCGGAGAGCAGCAGTGCGCCTATGGCGAACGCCGCACTCTTCAGGGCCTCGAACGTCGGTCTCTTCATTCCCGTTCCTCCTCGTGTAGGATGAGCTTGATCTTGCTGAGCGGGTGGCCGTCGAGGGCCTGCATCTCGATGGTGATCTCGTTGTCAGTCAGGCCACATTGAGGACCCCACTGCACGTCGAGACGGGCTACCGCCTCTTCCAGGCCGACGATGTCGATCTCCCCGTCGGTGTCCATCTCGGTACAGGCGGGGCACTTGAGGTTCTCGGCGATGAGCTGGCCTCGGACCTCGTCGTAGTCGAGCACTCCGTGCTCGTAGAGCATGACCAGATCGGAGACGTAGTCTATAGTGACCATGGCGCCCAACCTTCCTTGAGGTAGATGAGGTGTGCGTAGTGCAGGTTCTTGGCTGGATCGGCGGGATTGAAGTGCCAGGCCCCGGCGTACCAGCCGGGCATCAGTTGCATAAGCCCCATAGCCCCCGAGCCGCCGCTGTTTGGTACTCCGGGCGATCCGCTGGACTCTCGGGCGATGATATGCATGAGCCGGTCGATCTCTGACCAGCCCCAACCTTCGTGACGGGCCAGCCAGACCCATCTCCCAACGGCTGCCGGGGCGACGTATCTTCCGGCGAAGTCACTGTAATCGTGCTGGGAGTAGTACCGAGTCGCACTTGCGACATGGCGAGCCTCGCGCTGAGCAGCTGCTGCTCGCTGAGCGATGCGGGCAGCCTGGGCGGGAGAGACTGCCGCGGTCTGCGCGTGAGCAGCACCAGCAGTCCCAGCAGCGAGAAGAATCCCAGCCAGCAGTATCGTGAGAACGTAGCGGACACTAATCAGAAGTCCTCCTTCATCGGTCGTGGTGGCGTATCTTGTGGCAGTTGGCGCAGAGCACATCGCACTTCTCCATCTCTGCGATGAGCGTCTTGCGGGCGCTGTACACGAGCTGCACCACCCCATATATGCGGTTGCCGTCGCGGTGGTGCCATTCCAGCACCCGGGAATCAGCGAGTCCGCAGTCGACGCACACGACTTGGCGCATGACGCCGTCGTACCAGCCGCGCCTGCTGGCGCGATGACGCTCGCCCCAAGCACGCCGCTGCTCTCTCGTCCTCTCTGGGTCGCGCTCGCGGTAGGCCTTGTTGCTGGCTCTCCGCAGAGCCTTCACACGGTCGCTCGCCAGTGAGGTCGCGAGGTAGCCCATCAGAAGTCAGACTTCATCGGAACGAAGAACGGGCGCCACTCTGCCGACACCGAGCGCAGCCCGGCGTCGTCCACCTTCACGGTGACGATGTGGTAGCCGATCTCTGGATGCAGGCCCTTGCGGAGCAGGTACGGGGTCTGGGCCTCGAAGCAGCCTCCGAAGTTGCCGAAGACGTTGCGGTAGTTCTTCAGCTCGCAGGTGATGTGGTAGTGGCCCCCGAGGTAGATGTGCGGCTTGTTCTCGGGGCTCATCTGCTCGATGATCTTCTGCATCTTGTAGGAGCGGGCGTAGGCCACGCCGCCGTCGCCGTGGTGGACGTAGATGCGGATGCCGTCGATCTCGATCTGGGCGCCATACATGCCAAGGTACTCGAAGTCGTCGCGGCGCCCGCAGGCGTGCTCGACGATGTCGTACCCAGCGCTCATCTTCCAGGTCAGGTCATGGTTCCCCCCGATGAAGTGGGTCGTCATTCCGGTGACACTCGGGTAGGCGTCGACGAGATACTGCTCCTGCTCTTCGAGACCGTGAGCGAAGATCTCGTACTCTTGCCCCCGGTACATGTGGCCGTTGCCGCTGGTGGCGTCTCCACCGTGAAGCACGACCTCGACTCCGTCCTCCTTCATCTCCTGGTAGGCGCGGTGCAGATGGGTGAGCTGCTGGTACTTCGAGCAGAAGTGCGTGTCCGTCACCCAGCCGAACTTGAAGCGCCGGTGTGGACCCACCTGTTCGATCTTGGGCAGCACCTTCCACTGCTTGTTGGATGCGGTGGTGTCCTTGTCGAGGTGGTACCCCTTGGCCTTGAGCATCTTGAGCAGCTCTGCCTCGGAAAGCTCTGGCGGCGCGTCGGGGTCGGCGTCACGAGTGTGGTCGACGAGGTGCAGGCCCAGACGGTCCAGCTCACGACGCGCCACCGAGTAGTGCACCCCCAGCTTCCCTGCGACTTCGTTGACGGACTTGCTTTGCGCTGCCGTTGATCTCACCAGCGCGTCTTCGAGTGTTTTCACCAAGCGGTGTCCCTTCGTTGTTGACAGCACTCGACCGGGACCATCGTACCTCGACGGCCCCGGTCGGGTCTAACTCGGTTCTAGTGTCTGATCGCCCCCGCGATGAGGACGATCAGCAGGATGACGATGAGTATCCAGATCAGTCCCATGGTTCACCTTCTTGCGCGTCGGTGGTGTCTCTCAGGTCTTCCATGTGCTTGAGGTGCTTGTCCTCGGTGTCGGCATCCTCTGCTCTCTTCGGGATGTCGAAGCGGAACTCCCTGAGTTCGTAGTAGGTCATGGCGAAAGCGATGGCGAACATCACGTACTGGGGCACAATGATGAGGCTGCGGTGAGTCTCGATCCAGCCCGTCCCGGGGAGGATGAGTTCGTCCGTGAGGATCACGAATCTCGTGATCACCATGTAGAGCATGGCGTAGAGCAAGACCATCCTTGAGCGGGCGTGGACGATGTGCCAGATCCCCAGCACGTAGCTGAAGGCAACAAGACTTGCGATGATACTGATGGTGTCTCCGAGCAGGTTTGCTGGGCTCAAGTGGACCTCCGTCGTTCATAGGTCGCTTCGTTGAACAGGGCCGTCGCACGGGCCAATAGAAGCACCCCGGCGAACTTCTTTTCATCGCTCCACTCGTCCCCGCCGATCGCCTTGTGGAGCATCTCGATCAGGTGGGGGAGTTCGTCTTTCTCGATGTCCCCAGATACGAGCTCTCTCACGAGGGCGTCTCGGTCGACGCTCTTCGGGCTATGGATAACGCCCTCAAGGTGAGGACCGATGACCTTCCAGAAGACATCGTTGTCGTTCTGGACCTTGTCGATACGGGAGTTGAGCGTCTCGATGGAGTCGATGACCTTCTGGTGGCTGGTGCAGCGCCCCTCTACCACCCCGACGCGCCTGTCTAGTCTGTAGGCGAAGGCGTAGACGGCGAGGATGATGACCACGCCGATACCGGCGATCGAGATCCAGTTGGCGGGGCTCACAACCGCTGGACTTTCATCTGGACTACCCCCTGATGAGCCGCGGTGTCTGCCTCTTGTGCTGAGGTCGGCAACTCGTCGATCGCCTTGATGACTCCGAGGAAGCTGTCGAACCCGAGGTCGAAGTTGACCACGCGGCCCAGACCTGCCATCTCGAAGAGGAAGTCGATGGCAACGTCGGCCGGTTCGTCCCAGAGCCCTCCGGAGCGGTCCTCGGTGTTGTCGTACCCCAGGATGTTGAAGACGTAGCTGCGGATGGACGGCACGAGGAAGGCGGAGGTCACCGCGAACACGCGGAGACGGTCGACGTCCTCCCGGGCCGAAGCAGTCGGGTCGATCAGCTCTACGGTCGGCTGGATGCGGTTTCCGTTGTCCTGCACGAGGAAGAGGCTGCGGCGCACGTCGGCTTCAAGGATGTCTGCCTCGCCGACCGGCACGGCCGCGGCTCCGTCGAGTGAGTAGGTCAGCCTGATCTCCTGCTCCCCCTGGACGAGCGGGGAGTGGTCGACCCAGATCGCGTAGAAGCCCTTGTTGACGCCGTTCATGTGGAAGGTCGAGGAGGAGAGTCGCAGGTAGGAACCCTCTCCTGTGATGCCGAGCCCGGGGTTGTTGTGGCGCACCGTCGGAGTGGTCGCCATGTAGCCCGCCGAGTCCGGTGCCCAGATGCGGCCCTTGAGACCGGCGATGGAGTAGACCTCGGAGCGCGTGACGTCGCCCGAAGGGGTCACGGTGATCGGGTAGTTCTCGCACCAATAGATGCTGGAGATGCGTGCCATGCTGGTCTGCGTCGTACCCTGAGCAGGACCGACCTGGATGTCGACGGCAGGGGTGTCGTTGGGGCGCAGCACGGAGCAGCGTCCACGCACCTGACCGTCGACGAAGTGGTCTACGTAGTTGCCGTGCTTCACACTGGTGATCTTGCTGCCCACCACGGCGTCGGCGCGAAAGAGTTCCGACCACTTCCAGTTGCCGATGCCCGCGTCCCAGTTTCCGAACTCCCAGATCTGGGTCGCCTTCTCCTTGAGCCAGCCGGTCTTCTTGCCCTTGGAGTTCAGCTCTGCGGAGTGCGTCGGGACCGTGCAGCGGGCGCGGATGACGAAGCTCGAACCGCCACCAGCCACCTCGTAGTAGAGGCCGTTGCCGTGGATTGCTCCGTTGACCAGCTTGGCCTTCTTCTTGTCGATCTTACCCGTTGTGTAGAGGCCCTTGTTGGTGATCAGCTGGAAGGTGCTCGTGTTCTCCATGCCGGGCACGTCGCGGTGGTAGTTGACCTGCGCCTTGGCGATGTCGGTGACGATGTTGAGGACCCCGCCGGAGACGCCGTCCTTGACGTTCTTCCCCTGGCATGCCGTGAGGCTTCGGGAGAACCCGAAGGCCTGGAGGGTCTGGCCGCTTCCCTTGGTCACCTGGCGCACGCCCTCCGGGACGACGATCACGTTGTCGACCGGGGCAGACGCGGGGCAGACGTGGGAGAGCCCGCCGTACTTGACGTTCCAGCGGTAGAAGTTGTGGTCGGTGAGCACGTAGATGTGGCGCCTGTGACCCTTGAGCCCGCGGATCATGCTGGTGTCGCTGGGGTGGTCGGGGTTCGGCAGGATGTCGGTGAGCTTGGTGATCGAGTTTCCGCCGTCGCCGATGTAGATGCTCCCAGTGGCGTTGTCTTCGTCGTCGAGGAAGTACCCGCCGATGTAGACGCAGTCGAGGTAGCCCTCGATGCAGGTGGCGTGGAAGCCATCGGGGAGCGAGTAGGCCATCCGCAGGGAACCGGCCAGCGGGCTGAAGGCGTAGACGACGCTGTACTCATCGTCGCCGAGCAGCCAAAAGCACTCGTTCTGTGCTCTCGCGAGCCCGCGGTTGGAGGCGCTCGGGGAGACGACGTTGGAGTTCGCGGTCCACGCCGTGAAAGATGTAGCTGTGAGGATGCCAGCCTGCGTGACCAGGGTGCCCTCATCGTTGAAGTTTGCACGCACCGCGTAGATGAACCCGGGACCGGCGATCATCGAGGCGATCTTGATCTGGTCGCTCCACACCTCGAAGTCGAGGCTGTCTGGGGTGGTGCGGTAGACGCAGCCGTCCTCGGTGGCGTCGGGGCTTGTCTGGGCGGCGTAGATGTGCTTGCCGTCGAAGCAGAGACCACTGATCGGCAGGTCGCTCTCAAGCCCGGTGCAGGCATCGGCAGACCCGTCGCTGGGGTCGATGCGGAAGAGGGGCGTGCCCTCGGTGGCCTTGCCACTGATGAACACGAAGTCTCCCGCCGACTGCATCTCCAGGCTGTCGCCCACGCTGGCGTTCGGGAACACGGCACGGTCCATGCCGATGGAGATCTCACCCGGGGTGGAGCAGTCGATGAAGCGCGAGTGCATGAAGCGGTTCGCCGCGGCATCGTTGGTGTCGTAGCTGGGCTGACCCTCACCGGCCGCGAAGTCGTCCACGGGGATGAGGAAGAGGCCGCGCACGTCGCGCACCGTGTAGACGCCCCCAGCCACGGTGAGTGACTGGCCCGGGCTCATGCCGGTGGTGGCCTCTTCGGCGCTGATGCGCATCGGCGGGATCGACTGCGCCGGTTGACCGAGGGTGCTCTTGCGGTTGAGGACGTAGTCGCGAGCCTCGCCGGTGAGCGTGTCTGTGACGCGTAGGTCGAACGCCTTCTTGATGACGACAGGCGTCACGCACGCCTCCCGATCAACTGCGGCATCGGGTTACGGGACAGCCACGAGTCGAAGCGGAAGCGCGTGTACTGAGCTGCGCTCTGCAGGTCGCGGTAGGTGTTGATGTTCTCGCCCTGAGCGTTGACCGCCACATCCCCGCGCACCCTCTTGGTGCGGGCCAGATCGGTAAGATCGTGGACGGACCAGCGCACCACACCTTCAAGCGCCCGCTCTGGCAGGCGAGCCGAGAAGCTGCAGATGGGCGAGACCGGAGGGGTCTCAAGGTCTGCATCGAGGACATGCGCTGTGAGGAACTCAGTCGTCGGGTCGATGCCCGGGAAGGTGGCCGGGCGCTTGGCGTAGGTGATGCGCATCGGCGCCGCCGGGGGGTGCTTGGTGAAGCGGATCTGGGTGACGTTGTCGCCGCCGTCGCTCTGCCAGCTGCGCCACTTGTGCCAGTAGGTGTTCAGCTGCAGTTCCACCGAGGTCACAAGGTCGGCCTCAGCGGTGAGTGGCACGTCGTAGTCGAGCTGACTGTCGTTCGTCGTCAGCGTCACGTCCCTGTCCATCGTGTAGAAGCTCGGATACAGCTCGCGCATGCCCGCGTTGATAGCGTCCATGAGGTCGTCATCCGAGTAGTGGCGGAAGCCGTAGGACCAGAGGATCGTCGCGGCAGCCAGGGGGGCTCCGCTGTCGGCAGACCAAGCGGCTGCGGTGTCGGTGAACCTGACCCAGCTGGTCTCGTAGTCCACCGTCATCTGATTGGGGATGGAGATCGGGTACTGGGTCTCGACGCCGGTCGCGGGGTCCGTGATGATCACCATGCAGCTGAGGCTGTCCTTGACGAGGTACTTGTCGGGAATATGGAAGTCGGTGGTGACGCCGTCACCCGGTGCTTCGCTGGTCGCGTGGTTCACGAAGTTCTGCATCTTGCGATTCACGCTGTCGATGATGTCTTGCAGGGTTACCGACATGCTCACCTCCGTTCTTGTCGTATGACTATGTTTCTACACCATGTCTCACGCAAAAGGCAAGCTTGCCTCACTTGACCCTGTCGCCCGAGATCCTTCTGCTGGTCACGTCTGAGAACCTCGCCAGACGCTGCACTGGGGGAACCCACACGCGTGCCTGGAGGTCTGGGGGCTGCGTGTAGCGCACCACCACGATGCCCTCGGCGCCGTTGCCGCCGTAGCCGACGTTCGGCCCGCCCCAGGCAGCCTGAGTCCCGCCGCCACCACCTGAGCCGCTGTTCTGGTAGCCACCATGCGGCCAATCGGCTGCGCTTGGGTTTTCCCATCCACCGCCCGTCTCCGGACGCATATTGCCGCCCGTCCTGTGTATCGACCCCCACGGGCTGCCGCCCAAGCCACCGCCCCCGCCCGGGTAGCTGGTGATGCCCCAGCATCCCCCTCCGCCCGCTCCGTAGAACTGGCACGGGCGGATGTTCTCGGGGATGATGTCGCACTCGTACCCCGGCCCGCCGTCCCCGGGGACCACTTTACGGTAATCGCCGAACTGCGTACAGTCGAGACCCGGTCCAGCCGCACCGCCCCCGCCGCCGCCACCCGGCTGCGGGAATCCGTAGGACTCCGTTCCCCAGTAGCCCGCGCCACCATCGTTTCCGGCGAGACCATGGGCGCCAGGGACCGACTCGTCGGGGATGTGTCCCAAGGCGACTTCCAAGTAGCTGATCCCAGCGTGCCCGCCGCCGGACGCTCCTTCAAGACCCTCGAAGTGCCCGGCGCTTCCGCCTGCCCCGCCGCCGATGGCCTCCAGCCCCGCGAAGAAGGTCGACTCGCCACTGTTCTGTTCCACGCCCTGTACGCCGACCCCACCCGCTCCGATGACGACCGAAAGTATGCCAGATAGGGGAACCGATGCCTCGTAGATGACCTGTCCGCCACCGCCACCGCCAGCAAACGCGCTGCTTCCCCCTCCGCCTGCTCCGCCGCCACCGACCACAAGAACCTTGCAGTCGAGGGTGAATCCGGGGGTGATGGCGAAGACGCCGTCCCCCTTGAAGACGTGGATGCGCTCGTCGCCGACATCGTAGATCGTGCCGCCCGTGGCATCACAGTGCAGGTAGACGTGCTCATCCCAGTAGCCTGGGGTGATGGTCATCACGCGCCTGCGAGAACGGTCCGCCTTATGGGCGTTGCTGATGACGTTCTTGAAGCGCTTGAACTTGTCGCCGCTGAACCCACCGGAGAGCTCTCCGTAGAGGTGGGCGTATGCGTGGACAACCCCCTTGAGCCGCAGGTACTCCAGGATGGCGAGGTCGCCGTAGAGGCTGGAGAGGGCGCTGATGGTCCCCTGGATGTTGAGGAAGGCGATCCGGGACAGCTCTCCATGAAGGTCGGAAGATGCGTTGATCGTCCCTTCCATGTTGAGCATGTAGACCGCGGTGAGATCGGCACTGAGATCGCTGACCGCGTAGATCGTGCCGCCGATGTCGACCATCGTGGCCCCTCCACCGCCAGGCGTGAGGTAGCGGATGATGACGACACCAGAGCCGCCGCCGCCGCCAAGCGAACCGTAGGGCTCATACCAGCCCGCTCCGCCGCCGCCGCCTGTGTTGGGTGCGCCCGACTCAGCCTGCTGAGCGTGCGTCACTCCATCCGAACCACGCCCGCCGCCGCCTGCGCCGCCAGAGCCGTAGTCGCTGCCGTTCATGTAGCTGCCGCCACCACCACCGACACTCAAGCCGTGCCAAGTGATGCCAGCGCCACCGTCCCCAGCCGTGGAGAACGTCCCGTCCTGCCCAACGGCCCCAGCCCCGCCACCGCCGCCCGCGCTGTACCCGTCGGCGCAGCCGCCCGCGTGTCCTTGGTCCGTCGTGCCGCTGGCGTGCGTTGTGTCGAAGTAGCAAGAGCCACCACCGGACCCGCCGACGTTGCCCGCCAGGCCGAATCCATACGCCCCGCCGCCGCCGCCAGCAACAGCGGTCATCCCGGCGAAAGTGCTGTCATTGCCGTCTGCGCCGTGCCCGTTGTTGACCGGCACGGGAGCGCCGTCGCCGACGACCACGGCCATGCTGCCGCTGAGAGCCACACCCGTCGCCGTAATGACGCCGCCAGCACCGCCACCAGCGCCACAATACGTCCCGCCTGCGCCGCCGCCAGCTACAATCAGCACGTCGGCTTCGGTGACGCCTGCGGGGACTTCCCAATCGCCCGACTCGGTGAAGGTGACAGTCGTGTAAGGATCTTCAATAGCCGTGAGCCAGCGGATGACGAGGATGCCGCTGCCGCCCGCGCCCGCGATGTAGCCGATGGGTTGATACCAGCCCGCGCCACCGCCGCCGCCCGTGTTCGGCGTGCCCGCTACCCCGGTGGGATTCGAGCCGCCCATGTTGTTGGCGCTCGCCGCGCCACCGCCGCCCAGGCCGCCGGGAGCGTCACCGCCGCCTGCTTCTCCACCGCCACCACCGCCGACTTCATAGCCGTGCCAAGTGATGCCAGCGCCGCCGACTCCACCGTTCATGTAGCCGTCTTGCTGCCCCTCGCCACCTACAGCGCCAGCACCGCCGCCGCCACCGTGTGTGCTGCCATACCAGCCGAAGCCGCCGCCGTCGTGGCCCTGCCCTGCGGTTCCGACGCCACCCGTACCCCCTCCGCCCGCGCCGCCGCCGGAGCCGCCGTCTTTGCCGTTGGGCACAGTCCCGCAGCCGCCGCCACCGCCGCCGATGGCCTTGTATCCGCTGAACATCTCAAGCTCGCCGATGATCAACGCATCTTCGCTGACCCCGTCGTTGTTTCCGTTCAGGCGGTAGTAAAGGTAGGCCGTCGTGTTGTCGACGGGGTACTCGACGCGCTCTTTGTTGCCCCAAGCGCCATGCGTCTGTGTGTCGAGTGTCGTCCACGAGGAGCCATCGGTAGACCCCTCGAACACCCACGCGCGAGGACCGCGAACCGCGGCATGGTCGATTCCGGTGATGGCGTACTTGGTGACCGTCTGCGCTTCTGGGAACTGGTACTTGAGCCAGCCGTTCGTGGATGTACAGGCCCAGCCGTTGGAGTAGGCGTTGGAGTGATCGAACGCCCTCCAGGCCTCGTTGCCCTCGTACTCTCCACTGGACGACGCTGCCCCGCTGGGAGTCGTGGCGCCTGTCATCGCGGGGATCAACGATGCGAACGCGAAGGTCGAATCCTCGCCGTTCTGGCCCCGGTTGTTGGATTCGGCTGGGTTGACCGGCCCGCCCGCGCCGATGACCACAGCCATCGTGCCGCTGAGCGCCACGTCCGTCAGTTGCAGCACGCCGCCTGCGCCACCACCGCCACTTGCGTAGATGCCACCGGCTCCGCCGCCGCCGACAATCAGAACGTCGGCCTCGGTCACTCCATCGGGAGCTACGAACTCACCGCTCGTCAGGAACTTGACGACGGTGTAGAGGCCGTCAGTGGTCGGGGTTTCGCCGTTGTAAGTCAAGCGTTAGTCCAGTTCGACTATGAGGTCGCCGGGCTTCATACGCAAGCAGGTACCGATCGTGGCCGTCATCGGCGTATTGAGCACGCCCCAGCCCATGATGGAGTCGTCATTGGGATTGATGACGCGGAAGCACTTGGCCTCGCTCCAGCTCGCCCCGGCTTCGGGGAAGATGATGTCGACGAGGTTGGTCTTGGGGAGAACGTCGGTTGCCGTCTGCCAGGTGGTCGTGTTGTTGTCTGCCGTGGCGCGAGCGTAGGTGTCACCGCTGAGCTCTGTGAACACCGTATCGCTCGGCGAAGCATCAGTGCCCAGCGCGATCTCTACCGTGGTCGGGGGCGTATATGCCACTCCGCCGAAGGCTCGGTTGAGAAGCGCGATGTCGAGTTCGGGTCCAAAGCCCATTGATCACACCTCCTTGCGAAGAGTTGGGGAGGGGCCGAAGCCCCTCCCCTATCTGTCAGTTTGGGTCGTAGAACTTGCCAGCGATGGTGATCGCCGCAGGGTTTGCCCCGTCCGTGTTCTGCACTTGGATCGCGACGTTGGAGTAGCCCCCGCAGTCGAGGTCCTGGATGTCGCCCTGGCCGAGAGAGGCGTTGTTGGTGCCCGTCTTCCCGGTCATCGGGATGCCGTCGGTCAGCGCGACCATCGGGGCGTCCCAGAGAGCGTAGGCCACGGCGTAGTCCTTGTTGGACTTCACCCGCAACCGCAGGCGCCTGAAGCCGTCGGTCTGCATGTTCACGACCGCAGACTTGGCCCCGTGCTCGAGAGCGGTGGCGCTGACCATGGCGATCTCGCCCATCTGTAGCGACGAACTCATAGGCTCAACCTCCCTTGGTCTTCTTCTTTGGCGTCCCCTTCTTGGGGAACTTGAACTGAGACCAGTCCACCGCGGCACCACTCTTGCCCGGCACCTTCTTGCCCGGTGGGACCGGCTTCTTCTTGCCCTTCACGGGCTTCTTCTTGGGCGGAGGAAAGGCCACGTCAGCAGCCCTTCTTCTTCTTCTTGCCCATCAGTAGCCGATCGCGAAGCCCTCGACCACGACGGTCGAAGCGTTGTCGGCGTTGCCGATCTCGGCCAGAGCTGCGACCGCGGCGCCGACCTCGGCGCCACTGTAGCCGATCTCGTAGAGCTTGATCTTGTCGTTGGCCACGTCGTACTTCGGGAGCAAGCTGCCCGCCGGGCCGTTGAAGCAGATCAGGTAGATGCCGTTCTCGAAGGTCTTGCCCGCGCCCACGAGGCCGCTGACCTCACCGCCGGTCGGGTAGGAACTGTCGAACGTGATCGTGAACTTCGCGAGACGCGCCCCCGGGAGATCGTAGGGACCGTTCTCGACTTCGCCCATGCCGGTGATCACGTCGATCACTGTGGAGATTGCCATGCCTCACCTCACTTGTTAGGGATAGGGGGACGGGGCTGGTGCCCCGCCCCCCGGATGATCTGCGTCTGCTAGAGCGTCAGGGCGGTCGCGATCGCGAACTCCTGATCGGCGTTGATGACCTTGCAGGTCCACTCACCGAGGATACCGACCTCGACACCGTCGAAGTCGCTATCGTAGTGCTTGGTGAACCAGGCCGCGCCCGTGAACGGGTGCAGGCTGATCTTGGACATCGTGAGGATGTACAGATCGGTGTCCTGCACGGCCGCGTCGTACACGATGTCGACGTCGACGCCGAGGGCCGTCATCAGCGTGGAGACGTAGTTCCCGCGCTTGGTGACGTTCGGGTCGTAGCGCAGCTTGTCGGCCGCGATGTACGAGCACCTCTCGGCCTGGCTCGGGCTCATGAGGGCCACGAAGCGACCACCGTCGCCGTCCGCACCCTTCTCCGTGATCTGGCGCACGAGCGTGTTGACCAGCTTGAGGCTGATCGGCTGAGCCACGGTGTTCTTGATCGCGGTGCCGTAGACCGGGTTCACGATGAAGTCACGCAGGCCCTTCATCGTCTGGACCTCGCTGCCGTCGGTCATGCCGTCGTGCGTCGCACCCGACACGAGGGACGGGTTGAACGTCGAGTAGAGCAGGGCCTTCGGGAGCTGGAACTTGAACTCCTTGGTACGGAGTTCGATGTTGTGCGCCCAGAAGTCGGACATGGCGTGCATGTTCCGCTTCACCTGGTTGCGCGTCGCGCTCATGTCCCAGCGGAACGTGGACGTGACGTTGTGCAGGGGGTGCGTGGACTTGATCTTGTTGCCTTCCTTGGTCGAACCCTCACCGCGCGCCCAGAAGAGGATCTCCCACTTGGCGCCGGAGGCGTGGGTGGTCTTGATGCCGTTGTAGCCACGCTCGACTTCGATCTCGATCCCGCTCGTCAGGCTGGACACGCGCACGGTCTCGGCCGAGGCCGGTTCCTTGAGCACGCAGTCGATGTGCAGGGTCTTCGGCGTCGACGCGATGTCGAGGGTGGTCTGGCTGGTCGCGCCCGACAGATCACCGGAGCCGCTCTGGGTGATGAAGAGGTCGTTGCCGGTCTCTTCCATCCACTCGTACTTCATGTCGGTCACGGCTTCGCCGATCTGGACGCGGCCGATGAAGCGCTGTTCCGCGTAGAGCACCGCGGCCAGGTAGTCGGAGACGTCCCTGACGTTGGTGTCAGCGGTGATGTCCCAGCTGTAGAAAGGAGTGCTTGCCATGGTGTTGCCTCACCTCACTTTGATGAAAAGGGTCACTTGGGTATACGGGCTTGCTGGACTGTTGCGACTGCCCGCACCCGAGGACTCAGCCATCGGTGGGGGCGAAGCACAGGGCTATCGCCTAGCGCAACTTGGGCTCGTTGGCCGTCCAGCCTTCGAGCGTCCGCTTCAGCATGCGTCTGCCTGCTTCGGCGGCGTCGGGGGCATTGGTGGCCACTGCCTTGAAGTCCTTGCGCTGATCGTCTTCGACAGTCGGCTTGAAAGGAGCGTATTCCTTGGGAGACCGAAAGAGTCCCGCCTGCTCCTTTGTCCGCTCGGCGTCGATGGCGTCGATGCGCTCTTTGGTGGCGGCGTCGAGAGCTGCGGCCTTGGCCTTCAGCTTGTCGATGTCGCTCTTGGTGGTTCCGGTGCCCCGATCCGCATCGAGGAACGCGTCCACGAGCATCTTCTCGGTTTCCGTGGCACCGCTCACGAACCTGTCGATCATGCGCTCCGAGTCGGTGCGCTGATCTCTCTTCGCCAGCTCTGCGGCGACAAGCTTGCGGACCTTCTCGTCCGCGCTGTCCTTGTCGTCGAACTCCTTGTGGACGTCGTCGTCGAGGTCGTCGAGGGAATCGTCCCCCGCGTCTCCATCGTCGATGGTGACGCCGTCCTCATCCCCGCCCGCGTCTTGCGCGGCGGCGAGAGCAGCGTCGATGTCGTCCGGGTCAAGCATGAAGTCGTCGTCGAGTTCTGGTGACATGGTGGCTCCTATACTCCGCTTTGGGCAATCTGGTTGCCCTGGTTTCCGAGACCGAATGAGGCCTCGTTGGTCTTCAGTAGGTTCTCGCGGTTGGCGAGAGCGCTGGAGAGCTGACTCTGGATTCGAGTCGTGAGTGGCTGGTTGTAGACCGCTGCGTTCTGCTCCTGGCTCGTGAGGTCGCGCCCCATCGTCCAGGCGAAGGCCCCTTGGGCGGTGAGCACGTTCTGCAGGTTCTGCTCGACCTCCTTCGGGTCCATGTGCGCGTCGAACATCATCCGGCGCTCCAGCTCTGTGGCGGAGCGACCGAGGTTCTTCTGGTAGGCAGCGTCTTGCGACTGACGCTCTGCCATGTAGTCGGGAAGCTGCAAGCCCGAAGCGTTGTAGCTCGGATTCTGCGCCTGGAACTGAGCCGAGCTGGCGATCATCTCGTTGTAGCGGCTGGGGTTAGCCCCGCTGGTCACGACCTTGCGCATGAAGCTGGCGCTGACGGGCTGCCCCGGGAACATCACCCGCCAGGTTTCGAGGAACGTCGAGGCGTCCTGCTTGTACCGCTCGGTGCTCGTGTATCGCTTGTCGTTCTTGGCGACGTACTCAGCGAACAGAGTCGAGTTCATCTTCTGCTTGACGGCCTGGTTGATCAGCTTCATGTTCGGCTTGAGACCGAGGTGGATGCGATACCAGGCCATGTAGGCCTTCTTCGTGTTGGCGCTGGCGCTGCTGGAGCCGCCGGAGCTGCCGCCGGAAGAACCTCCCGAGCTGCCGCCCGAGGAGCCGCCGGAGCTGCCTCCGGAGGAACCACCACTGTCGCCGCCCCCTCCGGGGTTGAACGGTGGGATGATCGCCATCAGCTATTGCTCCAGTCGATGAGATCGTTTGTGAGGTTGCTGTTCTTGCTCAAGGCATCCCACTCCTGGCCGAACTCCGGGGAGTACGTGCGCACCGCCTTCTGCGCTGCCGTCATCCACTTGAGGGCGTACTTGCCGATCTTCGATCCGGTGCTCGTGCCCTGCGACTTCATGGTCGAGTTATCTACCGTCCGCAAGTAGTCGCGGACTTGACCTGCCGCCTGGAGCATGATCTTCCACATCTCTGCCCTCACAGTCTCCTTATAGTAGACAAGGGCCTGTCCTGTCAAGTTCTGACCCGCGACGTTTGTCCAATACTCTCCACTCTTGGTGTTCTTTCCATTAGCGTTCGCAAGGAACGCCTTGACCAGCGTTGTGCCCGCTTGTTTGTTGCTCATGTAAGTTCCCTGCTTCACCCCGGTCACCGCAGAGAAGCCCCTCGTGATCTTGACGGACCCGCCGAGCACGCGGTTGTCTCCGGCGTTCTCGGTGCCCACGGGGACGCGCGAGCTGGTCGGGGCCATGACTTCCCAGTCGACCTTCTGGGGCTGCGTCAGGAACTTCAACTTGGCGACCGGACCCATGGCCAGGATCTTCGTCTTGTCGTTGGCCCGCAGCGCGGCGTTGTTCTCGGCGATCGTCTTCGCACGCAGCGCCTTCCACTCGGTCGTCATGGGCTTGTAGCCCTTCTTGCCGATGACGTCGTAGAAGTTCATCCAGTTCTCAGTCAGCTTGAGCGCGGTCTGGCGCACCGAGTCGTCGTACTTGATGCCCAGCGCCGCCCAGTGGTCCTTGCTCATGGCGACGGTGCTCATGGACGCGATGCTCTCGACGTTCTTGAGGGCATCGAGCTTCATCGCCTGGCGCTCGGCGATCACGGTCGGGTACTCGCGGAACGCGGCCTGCATGCCCTGCGGACCGAGCCAGTACTCAAGCAGGCCCGCGGTCTTGATGTCAGGCTCGTTCAGCGCCTGCCCGGCGGAGCCCGCAGAGAACTTGAGGGTGCGGCCGTCGGCGAGCTTGAGACCGCCGCCGTTGGCCCACGGCCCCTCGCTGTTCTCGAACAGGTAGCGGTAGTAGTCGTAGATCGGCGTACCCTTCTTGACCGCGTCCTTGCCGTGCTCGGTGGCCCACTTGGTACTTGACAGGTAGCTGGTGAACTGCCCCTCGCGGGCGGTGAAGAGGTTGTTGTCCATCTGCTGCTGGGCGCTGGCCTGCCCGCGCATGGCGCCCGTGCGCCAGCCGGTGGCGATGTTCTCCGGGGTGTCGGTGACCGAGGTGTACTGAGCCCGCAGGGCAGAGTAGACGTCGGGGTCCGAGGGATTGGTCGTGCCGATGGCCCAGGGAATGATGTCCGGGTTCTGGTCGATGAAGGCGGTACGCTGGCTGTCGGGGAGCGAGCGGTACTGAAGCACGAGCGAGGCGAGTCTCTGGGTCTCGGTAGAACCCTCGTAGCGAGAGTCGCCGACCTTGCCCTGCAGGATGAGGTCCTCGGCGCGACCGACATCGGTGGTCATCAGGGTCTCGTAGTTGGTGAGGATCTGCTGCACGCCGCCGACCGTCTGGTCGCTGTTCCAGGTGACCGAGGCGGGGATGACGAACTTGAAGACGCCCTCGATGAAGGCATCCTTGCGGACCTCACCCCGGGCCATGCCCGCGAGGTCGGAGTACTTGAGCGTGCCGTTCGCCAGGTCGGCGCTGTGGGCGATTGCGAGGCTCTTCATCTTGCGCACGATGAGCGCGTTCCAGACGTCATCCGGGCGCCCGAGAGGGCGCGGGAGACTCTTGCCGGTGATGGCGTAGACCATGCGGTCGACGACCGCGTTCCAGACGTTGCCCCCGCGAGCGAACTGCAGACCGGGGAGCTTCTCCAGCCCGAGGTTGTACCTCTCGTTGAAGTACTGCGCCGGGACAGTGATGAGCGGCGCCGCGCCTGGTCCCCAGTCGTTGATGATCCCAAGGGCTCCGCCCTGCCCGAACGATCCACCCCCGGTGAGGAAGATGGCGCTCTTCGGGCGGATGGTGAGCGGACCGACCTTGACCTGCTCCGGGATCTGGGTGTTGAGGTTGTACATCACACTGGCCATGGCGAGCGGGTGCTTGAGGGCGAGCTTGCCCCAGTAGGATGCGAACTGGCGGTAGGCAGGGAGGAACATGACGAAGTTGCGGGAGATGTCCTCACCGACGTACTTCTCGGTGGAGAACATGATGCGGTCGGTGTAGGCGAGGGCGCGCTCGGTAGAGAGGCGCTGTGCCCGCTCCAGCGGGATGGCCTCCCCACCAGCGGCTACCTTCTCACGGCTGATCGCGTCGAGCGCGGCACGCTGGCGCGAGTACTCGGTCAGGAAGCACTCCTGCTTGAGGCGGTCGGAGAAGCCGTCGACCACGCCCCAGAGGCGGTCGAGCGGGTTCTTCAGTCGCCCTTGACGGAAGTTGTCGTGCAGGCGGTAGCGCACCATCGGGAGCAGGTCCTTGTTGATCTTCTTGGGCAGCTTGCCGGTGCGCAGGGCGTCGGTGGCTCCGGCGTTGATGATCTTGGTGTTGAACGACTCGATGCCCTCTGCCCACTGCTGGATGAGCTGCTCGCTGGTCGGCAGGTCGAGGTTCAGCGCCCCGAGCACTTCGTCGGGAAGGTTCTCGTAGATGCGTCCGTCCTTCAGGAACTCCTGGAACCCACCCTCGGCCGCGGGCTTGTGACCGGCGGCGGTGAGGGTGTTGGTCGCAGCGGTGATGGCGTCAGCACTCGTCTCTCCGGCGCCGATGGCCTCATCGTAGGCCTCCAGCCACACCTTGGTGGAGCGGTCGCGGGAGATGTGTCCCAGCGCCCAGTTGATGGCCTCTGAGTAGTGGTCGTCACCGGGTTTGAGGGCGACGTGGTCTGCACCGCGAGCGAGGTCGAACATCGTCGAGATCTCAGTGTGCAGGTCTGGGCTGATCTTCATCGCCGCCTGCGCTTCCTTCTTGTACTGCAGGGGCAGACCCATGCGCTCGGGAAGGAACCCAGGAACGTGGTTGCGCAGCGGGTTGACGCCCTCCGGGAGACAGCGCAGCATCTCGTCCCCGATGACGATGCGGAGCATGGTGGAGAGCTTGCTGAGCACGAGCGTGCGGTAGAGGCGGGTGGCGTCGTCGATGCTCGGCAGGTAGCCTCCGAGGCGCGTCTGCTGGACGATCTCCCACCCGCGAGTGGTCGCGCCCATGTGGAACTTGGCGAGCGTGCCCGCGTGGATCTGGGGCGAGTACCAGAAGGACTGCTGGTGAAGCCACTGAGGAGCGGAGCGCATGAACTGCTCGGGATGCTCGTGCATCTGCTTGAGCTGATCGTTTGCCTCGTGCATCTCTACGCGCAGCTCTTCCATCACGCGCTGGCGCTCGACTTCCGGCGCCACGCTGTCGGGACCGAGGACGAGGGCGATGCGGTCGGTCAGCTCGTTGAAGCGCTTCTCTGCAGCCGCGTGGAGCTTGGGGTTGTCGGTGAGGAAGCTCAGCAGCTCGTCGCGCCCGGAGGTCTGCCGTCCCACCGTCTTCGAGAGCGCCGCCTGGAAGAGGCTCACGACGTCCTTCTTGTACTCATCAGCGGTGCTGGAGAGCAGGTTGTCGAGGTCTCTCGCTGCCTGCGCCTGGCTGGCCCTGATGTCACGCTCGGTCGCGGCGATGCGCTTGCCCACCATGTCGGCCTTCTGGGAGTCGAGCGCGAGGTCGGTCTCGCGGGTGTAGCGCAGGGTGTCGCGGTTGACGACCATGCGGTAGGTTGCCTGCCGGGCGGACTCAGCCGGGGGGACCTCGCCGCGAAGAGCCATGATCGACTCGTAGTCGCGCTCCCCTTGGACCCGTATCCGCAGAGAGCGGGCGTAGGCGGCACCAGCGGGATCGTCTATCGGCAGGCGCGTAGCGGCCGGGGAGACGTCGGTGTAGTCGAACCCCTTGGACGCGAGGAACTCCGCCGGGTCCTGGCTCATGTTGATCTGGTCGTAGAGGGCCTGACCGATGCGCTCTGCCTCTGCCGGGTCTACGGCGGTGCGGGCGTCCGGGGTGATCTGGGCCGAGAGTTCGGCGATCTTGGCCTGCTTGATCGAGAGGTCGTCACGCACGTAACCGAGTTCGTGCAGCATCAAGTTCTGCTTCTGGAGCACATCCTTCTCGCTCTGCGCACCGACGAAGCCCCAGCGCCGCAGCAAGTACTGAGACTGGGCCACGCGCACCGCGTCGCGCTCGCCCGCGTGGGGGAGCAGTTCGAGGTGCTGGCGCACGAGCTGGGTGAGCTCGGTGGCGGCGTCCTGGCTGATGAGGGTGGCGGCGTCCTTGCGCTTAGCCTGCAGGATCGGGTCGAGCTGCGTGCTGACCCACTCCTCGGCCCAGCCCTTGGTGCCACGACGCGGGAGCCTGACACGCGGGTCGCCCTCTCTGTAGGCGTTCTCCAGGGCGATACGGCGGTCCTTGATCGCGGGGAGGTCGCTCTCGCTCCACTGCTTGAGGGCCTCGGAGCGCGTGGCGCCCTGCTCCTGCATCGCCTTGAGGATGGTCTCCTGTTCCTTCTCCAGCTGGTCGATCGTCTTGGTGTTCTCAAGGTTGACGACCACGTCGGGACGTGCCTTTCCGACCATCTCTCCGGCGTCATTGAACCCAGGACTCAGGGTGCCCTCACCAACCGCGACTTTCTCAGCGAGGATGTCGCCCTGCTGGCTCGGGTGCATACCGGCCTGAAGCTCGCGCTCGACGCGGCTCATGTAGGCGTCGATGGCGCCAGACTTGACGCCCATCTCGGGCTGCAGTGCCGCACTCAGTTCCGCAGCCGTCATCGACTCGACGTCCTTGCCCTTGATCGGCTTGTCCCAGCTGACCTTGACGTGCTTGCCATTCTTGGCGTCTACCCAGCGCCTCACGTAGACAGTGCGGGTCGGGTCCTTCTCCAGCTCGCTCATCACGAGGTTCTCGGCGTCTACCTTGGTGCGGGTGTCGGCGGAAGCGGAGTCCTTGGCGACGTTGCCCTTGGTGCCACGGTTCCACATCTCGTCGACGAGGTCGTTGTAGAAGGACTGCACCTTCTTGTTCTTGCGGCGGACCTCGTAGGTGTAGCCCTCGGCCAGCTCCTGGTAGGTCTTCTTGCTCTGGCGCCGGAGGTTGCCGCCCTTGGGACCCTTGGGTTTTATGGCCTTCTGGATGACCTTCGGCTTCTCGCCCGGCATGGTGCTCGTGAGTTCTCCACGGCCCGGGGTCGCGCGCCCGGTCGTGGGCGTGTGACCGTGCGGGGTCTGGTAGTACTCATCCCAGGTCTGGTCGGCGGGAACGCGCTGCTGCAGCTCGTAGCTGATCGCGTCCTTGGCGTCCATCTCGACGGTGGTGCCATCGGGGAGTTCGACAGTCTGCTTTCCAGCGAGTCCGTGGGCGACGCGCTTCTCCTCGGCGAAGACTCCGTACTCGGGGCTGCGCTCTAGCACTGGGATAGTAGGCTCTAGACCGGCCTCACCCCGGAGGCCTCGCCTGAGAGCCGCCTGGGAGTCGGTGACCACTTCGACCGGGTTCTCGGCGCGACGGGCCAGCATCTTGTCGACGGCATCGAGCAGCGGCTCAAGGTCGCGCCGGGCGCGGACGTTGGCTGCGAGTTCTTCGGCGGTCATCTTGGTGTCGGCGAGCGGCTTGGCGATCGCTCTCAGGGTGGCTCCGCCCCTGCTGTCGGGTACGACCTCGACGAGGTTGTTCATCTTGCGGATGAGGTCGGGGATCTGCCCGGTCCTGTGGACCTGACGCTCGTTGCCCACGACAACTGTGATCGACCCTCCCGGCTCCCCGTACATGATCTGCATGAGGTCCTCGTAGGCCATGCCGCGGGCGTCGGGGCTGATCATGATGACGCCTGCTCCACGGTCGCCACCGTAGACCTTGGCTGCGGCGGCTGCGATGTCGCCCGTCTCGTCTCCCTCACCGGCAACGGTGGTGTAGACGGCGCCCCCGCCTCCGATGGAGTCGTTCTTGAACCCCGTGGGAGCGAAGAAGTCCTCCGCCTGTGCGGCGAGATCCTGGGTGGCCGCGTTCACGTCTCCGACTTCCTGCGCGGGAAGCGGGCGCACGCCACGAAAGAGTGGAGTCCATCCCTTGTCGATGAGCGCCCCGACCGCCTCGCGGGCGTCGCCCGAGTGGGCGGACACGTCGAGCATCTGGGCCTTGCCCCTGACTGCGAACCCCTTGGCTTCCTTCTCCACCTTGCGAGCCGTCACCGCACCCAGCCGGTTCAGCGTGTCGTTGAGGCTGGAGAGGCTCTTGGTCAGGTCGTTGGTCTTGACGTCGAACTGCGCTACCGCCTTGCCGATGACAGCCTTCAGCGGCTCCGAGGCGAGGGTGTCCTTGAGGACGTTCGCGGTGATGTAGTCAGAGACGACCGCTTCGGCCATATTCACGTCGAAGGCCTTGGAGAGATCCCCGAGGGCGTCCGGGTTGTACGAGCGGTTTAGGCCGCTGGCCTCTTCCTTCGTCCAGCGCGTGTGACGCGCCCTGGCGAGCTTGGCGTTCCAGGCGTTGTAGTACTCCCACTGGTTGAGGAAGTGCTTGTCCTCCGCCTGGGACTCGGTGATCATCCCGCGCTTGATGGCGTCGCTGACGGTGATGTCGGCGTAGTCGAGTGCGTTCTTGGCGCTCTGGGAACCGGGGAACTTTGCCCCATTGACGATCACCGTGGAGCCGTCGGCGAACTCGACCGCGTCGTACCCCGCCTTCTTGGCGTTGGCGATGGCCTCGAACTTCGAGTAGTTCTCCGGGGCGCCGAGTGGCGCGTCCTTGAGGACGGCGCTCTTGTTGCCGTAGACCTTGCGGAACTCTGACGTGCCCTCCTTGAGGACCTTGGCGTCGGAGTGCATGCGCCGCGAGCCCTCGCCCGCGCCCTTGCGCAGGGCGGTGTACTCCCCGACCTTGCCGGTCTCCTGGAAGTAGGCGGTGGGATGCAGCTCGGCGACTCGGGAGGCGTGGCGCGTGGAGGGCACACGCCGCGTCTCGCTGATGAACTTGGATCCCGACCTTGTCGGCACCTTCTTGTTCGAGAAGCGGATGGTGGTGACGCTGCCGTCATCTGCCTCCGCCCAGACCTTGCGGCCCTTGCGGTGGATGGTGTAGCGCTTTCCCGCGGTGTCCTCGATCTTGCTGCCGTCGTGGAGAGAGTCGATGTACTGCATCGTCAGCGGATGATCGCTCGTCGCTGCGGGCCTGGGGGTGCGGCTGGCGGATGTCTTGGTGGGGATCGGCTTTCCCGCCTCGTCGACGGCCGCTGTCGTCTCGCTGTCGACGATCGACTTGTCCCTCGACCAGCGGTAGTTGGGACCCTCGACGTGCGTGATCTTGTCGGTGTAGCGGGCCTCATCGGCGGTCATGTAGATGACCTTGTCCCACTTCTCGTGGGTGAGCTTGATGAGGCGTTCGTTGGGGATGCCGCCCTCGATGTCCGCAGCGCGAAGGCGGACGTGGTGCTTGATGATGCCCTCTTCGATCTCTCTGGCGATCTTGCCGATCTGCTGCGCTGCGTCCTCGTCCTCGACGTCGATGGAGAGGATGCGACTGAGCTGGGCGTCGATCGCCTTCTCCGGCATACCGGCGGCACGCATCTCGCTCTCAACGTACTCCGGAACCGCGTTCGGGGCCTTCATGCCGGGGTCGGTCATCTTCATGAAGAAGCGATCCCAGTAGCCGGGAACCTCTCCCGTCTTGATTCCGCGGTCGATGGCGGTGATCGCCCGGTAGCGGAAGTAGTCTGCCGCGTCGGGGAGGATGTCGTGACCGATGAGTTCCTTGTTCTCAGAGAGCAAGACCTTGACCTCTTCCGGGGTCTTAGCGTCGGCGAGGAGCTTGATCAGCTTGCGGTCCATGTACTTGTAGAGTTGCCACACCTTGTTCTTGCTGTCGGCCTTGGCGAGCATCGAGGCGACCGACTCCATGGCGACGTGGTTCTTGCGCAGGGCCTCAGCCGCCTTCAGGAGGTCGGCGTCCTCACCGGCTGCCGCGACGGCCGAGGCGTAGGCCGCGGCGTGAGTAGCGTCGGCGCCCGTGGCGAGTCTCGTCAGCGCTGCCACCTTGGCGGCTGCAGCGAGTGCGCCGATGGCGGCGTCGGAGCCCACGTCGATGCCACAGTTGACGGCTATCGTGAAGGCGTCGGCGAAGAGCTTGTCCTTGCCGCCCGGGTCGCCCCCGAGGATGTCGCCCACGAAGACCTCTCCCGAGGAGCGGAAGTTGTAGGTGGGCTCCAGGTACTGCTTGTTGCCAAGCTGGGCGAAGAGCTGGTCGTAGGTCGGGTTGGCGGGATCCCCGCCGATCGGGCCGGTGAGAGCCTTGCCGCCCCTGAGGGCGTTGAGCGCGGTGAGCGTGACCCCCGTGGTGTAGAGGTGCTGGCTGTCGTTGAGCAGGCGCATGCGCAGCTGCTGGCGCTCGTCAAGCGGACGCACCGAGACGAGGTCGTTGCCGAGTGCGGCCATGCGGGCCTGGATGGTCGAGGGGTCGGCTCCGAACCAGCGAACCTGCGCGGCTACGGTCCCCGAGGCGTAGACCTGGGACACCGGGCCGATGGGGCTGAGCTGCGTGTAGAGCGCTACCGCCCCAGCGGGGCTCAGGTGAGCGTCGAATGAGGTCTTGATGTCGCTGCCGAATCCTCCCCAGTCGCCGTGCAGCGGCTTGGAGAGGGTCTCGCCCACATGCTTGCCCTCGACGAAGATCGTGCTCAGGTAGATCTCTCCGGTGTCGTGGGTCCACTGGTACGCCTCGTTGAGTCCGTGACCGGCGCCCTTGACACCAGCCCATGCGGCTGACTTGACCGGAGCGCTGGTGGCGACCTTCTTCATCAACGGGGTCATGCCCATCATGTTGGCGGGGTTCGGCGTGTTGATGAAGATGTCCCACGCCTCTTTGCCCCCCGGCACCTTGAGAAGCGTGCTCCGGGCCGCATCGTTGACGGTCCCACCCGCGTGGGCGATGCCCCAGAACGCTGCCTTCGTCCAGTGGCCGACGTCGTCGATGTGCAGGTCCTTGACGCCCTCGCCCGTGATCTTCACGGCGGAGCCAAGGACGTGGGCGATCATCTGCTTGCTGTCGGCGCTGTCGTACTTCGCGACCAGGTCGGCGACATTCTTCGGCAGGAAGAGGTGGTTCTCGGGTGAGAGGTCGGAGAACTCTTTGGCGACCTGCATCGGGCTCATGTTGGGGTTGGCGCCCGCAAGGTACATGCGGAACATGAGGTCACCTTTGCCGACGTCGGCGCCCGGTTTGCTGCCCAGGGCGGCAAGGATGGCACGCATGTCCTCGCGCTTGGCGGGGTCGCTGATCGTGGCAATGTCCCCGGAGGCGAGGGCGGCGATCTTGGCCTCGTCGGTGAGGCCCGCGCTCACGTACCCGCGAGTGGCGAGGTAGTCGAGGGCTGCGGTCGACTTGGCGCTTCCGGGAGTGGCGAGCTGGGCGATGACCAGCGCCCGGCCGTCCTGGGAGATCTCAAGCGCCTTCTGGCTGGCTGGTGTCCACTGCCAGGCGTTCTCGTAGCCCTTCTGGTTGACCTTCGGGGCACCGAGCCCCTTGATGGAGTTCGGGGTGGCGGTCTGCTCGCCCGCCTTTCCGAGAGGCTTGAGCCCCTCCGGCATGACGCCCTGAAGATAGAGGTTGAGGCGCGAGTTCGTGGTCGCCGCGTCGACGAACGCCTGCTTGGTCTCGCCGCGCTCCATCTGGCCCATCTGATGGATGGTGGAGCGGGAGTTGATCTCGGAGATCTGGTTCTCGTAGTACCGCTGGGCGGCAGCGAGGTTCCCAGGGCTGCGCTTGACCATCGCCTGCGCCGTCTTGAGGGCGCGGTCGGCGTCGCGCTGCGCGGTCGCCCGGAACTCCTGGGCGTTGACAGGCATCTGGCCGGTCTGGGTCTCCAGGAAGTGCTGTGCCTCGGGACTGTAGTCTCCCCACTTGTGGCGCTTCGCCAGTTCGTTGACCCAGTCGATGCCGAGCGCCTTGTGCTCGATGACACGGGAGGGGTCGTCGTTGTACCGCGCCCGGAGGTCTCCCGGGTTGCGTGACGTCAGCTCGCGCTGATCGGCTCCCTGGGTGTTCCCGAGGGCCGCGGCCTGCTGGCCCTGGTGGCCCTTGACCCGACCCGAACCCTGAGAGTGAGCTTGAAGGTTACCGGCGTATGGCTGGGGCTGCCCCCAGAGACCCTCTAAAGGGTCTCGGGGCTGACTCTCCGGGGCAGTATCGAGGCCTGCGGACTTGAGGATCCACTTGGTGACGCTCTCGTCGGTGTAGTCTGCTCCGGGCTTTACGCCCGCGAGCACGGCGGGGTGCATGATCGTCGCGTACTCGTCGACCGTTCCCTCGCTGATGCCAGCGTGGTTGTCTACGAAGTCGCGCGTCGTCTTCGGCGTTGGGACTGACCCCGGGAACGACTGGCTCCAGGCGGTCAGGAAGTTGGCGGTGCGGATCTCGCTGGGCGCCCTGTTGTCGACAAAGGTTACACCGTACCCCTTCTTCTTCTTCTTCTTGATCGGGGTGACGGTACCTTGGCTGGTATCGGTACCGACTGGGATTGGCATTATGCCCCCGCTGTCAGATCATGGAAGCCGGTGCCGGTGTGAGCGGCGCGAAAGGCCTTCTCGTACTCCATCTGCGCTACCTTGAGCATGGTGCGCGTCGCGGGTCCAGCGTTGGGAACGCTCGCCCGCTTCTGCCAGATGATCAGCTCGGCCTTGGCCTGAGACTCGGCGTCGTGCAGGGCGTAGCCGGGCTGCATGTCCGGTGCGGGACCGGCCTGGGTCTGGGCCGCTGGCGCGGCGGGACCGCCGCCGGTCGGGCGTCCGGGGCCAACGTTGGGGATCTGCGGACCATGAGTGCCACCCTGCATGTGGGTGGCCTTCATGAAGTCGTCTACCTTGCCGACATCGCCGTACTGCGGCTGGGCGAGATTAGGCTGGGGCAACGGGGGCCTCCTGGGCGGCTGCTTCCTCCGGCGGTACGTCTGGTCCGCCCGTACACTCGACAGCGTTGGCGCTGGCGGGCGGGACGCCGATGTTCGGCGTGATGCGCTGGTGCAGGTCGGGCACGCCCGACTTCACCGCGTTGAAGACCGTCTGCTTGTCGAGGCCGTTCTCGAAGTACATCTCGATGGTGTCGCCCTCGTCGATGGTGCCGTCGGCGAGACCGCCGACCAGGGCGATCCAGACGCGGCCCTTGAGGTTGGGGATCGAGCCGATGAACTGCACCAGCATGTCGAGCAGGTCGCCGCCACCGCCGACCATCTCGGGCGGGGTGTTCTGGGCGTCCGAGGGAACGCTCCCGTCGGGGGAACCCATGGCGGTCGGGGCTGACGTAGCCGCCTGTGCGTCCTTCATGGTCACGCCCGGGGGAAGCGGAGGAGGCGGAGCCTGGCCCTGCCTGCCCTTTCCGGTCTCGTAGTTGGTGAGGCTCGGCTCGTTCATGTCGGGCTGGGCGCCCATGGGGCTCTGCTGCATCTGTTGCATCTGCATCGAGAGGCGCACGTTGCGCATCATCTCGTCCTCGACCAGCTGCATCTCCTTCTCACGATCGGTGACGAAGATGCAGTTGTCCATCGCGGTCGGGGTGCTGACGAAGCCGTTCTGCTTGGCCTGGATGAGCATCACAAACTTGGTCTGCTCGTCGAGGTAGTCGGCGGCTTCGTTGGAGAGCTCGAACTCGGTCCATCCCTGGAGCTTGTCGGGTTCGTAGGTGAAGGTGTATCCGGTGTCGATCTTCTTGGCGGAGTCGCGGGCACCGCGGAGCACACAGTGCTTGCCCTCGACGCCGTCGAAGTGGTCCATCATCTTGATGGCGTAGACGCAGAGCTGCTCCCACGCCGGGAGGATGTACTGGTTGCGGAGCTGGATGCCGTTCATGAACGGACCCTTCGCTTCGCTGAGCGCCTTGCCCGAGTTCATGGGACCCGAGTAGTCGCCAAGGATGGAGGGGGTGCCGGAGATCTCGCTCATCATGTCGCGCAGCTCTTGCTTGCTCTTCCACCAGTCGTAGTCGAGCTTGGGCGGCGTTGCATAAGATACACCGCCGTGCTGACCGACGGTGATCACGGCACCCGCGTCTTCGGGGATCTCGCGCGGCGCGTTGATGGGGTCATTGATGACCATCGGGGAGTTCATGGTCTTCTTGACCATCTCCTTCTCGATCATCACGCGCTCGGTAAGTTCGTTCTGCGGACCGATGAGACCCATGACCACTGAGTCTCCCCACATGCTGCCGGGAATGGAGATGTTGCGGATGACCGCGATCGGGTTGACCTTCTCACGAGCGAGGCCGTGCTCGGTGAGCGGCTGGATGACGACCTGTCCGCCGACCGCGTAGGTGCCGCGCTGGGTCTCTCCCCAGTAGTCCACGATCTCTACCTGGTCGACGCCGTACTCCTCGAAGCCGTGACCGGGGTACATCGCGTCCGCTTGCAGGCCCGGGACCATGTCGACGAAGAAGGCGTCCTTCACCTTGCCCTTGTCGATGTTCTTGGGGACTGCATAAAAGTTCCGTGGGGACCGTATATTGATGCGCGGGAGCCAGTCCTCCTGGTCCCACTCGACAACGCCGATGGCGGTGCCCTGGACGCAGAGATACCAGCCCTGGTCACCGAATCGCATCTTCACGTTGGAGTAGGCGAGGACGCCGCGGACCACCTGCTCCAGGTAGTCGGCGATGGCGTAGCCGTCCTCGTCGATCGACGGCGCGAGGCCGCGGGTGGACGGGGGGACGGCGAGGTAGGCGCGCTGGGATTCTACCTTGGGGCGGATCACGTTGATGGGGAAGGTTTCCTTCTCCTCTTCGTTCTCCTTGCCCTTGATGAACTTCATCCAGCGCTTGGCCCAGCTTGACTGGTTGCGGCGAACGGTCCAGCGGCCCCAGTAGGCGTCTTCCCACTCGTCGTAGTCGAGCATGCGGGAGCGGCCGTCAGCGACGAGGTTGTCCTTGAGCTGATACAGGTCCTGGATCACAGAGTCTATCGGCAACCACCCCTTTACGCGCGTCGAGGGCATTGTCCCCCGTTTACTGCCAAAAAGCAAACTCGTCTTTTTGCCGCCGCCGCGGCCACCTTTCCAGGCCCTTGCTTTTGTCGTTTGGGGAGGTGAGGGAAAATGGCCGGTGACGAAGCCATTTTTCCCTTACCGACCTGCCCTTCTGGGGGGTAGGGGGGTAGTGCTCTTACGTAAGTGCTCTTACGTAAGTGCTCTTACGGGGAAGGGGCTCTTACAGGGAGCCCTTCCCCGCTAAAATCCGAAACGGTGCGCGAGCGCGACGCGGCCGGGCGCACCTCCGAGTTAGCGTTCGCCGCTAGATGCGAGTAAGGTTGTCCTCGTGACCCTCCACAACATCTCCCCAGTACGGATTCGTGCGAAAGCGTCCGCTGTGGCCCGCAAGGTAGTAGCCCTCGTATTTGGTCTGGGCGTCCCTGGCGGCGAGTTCAGCGAACCAGAGAGCCATGCAGAAGTCGTAGACACCCTTGGGGAACATGACCAGCTGGTTGATGAACTCCCCGGCCTTCGCTCGATCGTGTGCGGTCTTGTACGGGATGCTGATGTTGCTGTTGGCGAACATGGCAGCCATGGACTTGACGCCCATTGTCGGGTCCCACTTGTTGCCACTCGTCTGGTGCGGTTCAAGCCGAATCCCCTGGAGCAGGGCGTCCTTCACACGCTGATGCTGCAGCAGCCATTTCTGCACGGCATTGACCTCGATCTTGCCCACGTCGTAGTGATAGAGGTCATAGAAGCCGGGGAGGCCGCGACCTTCGTCTCCATCCAGCAGGACGCTGATGATGTCTTCGACTGGCATCTGCTTGCGGAACAGATCGACGATGTAGCGCTTCGGTGGATCAACACTGTTGTCGGTCCCCAGGACGATGTAGGACGGGTACGTCGACTGTTTGCTTGTACTCCCACTTGCGGGGTCGAAGCCGAGGCTGATAAACCACTCATCGTCGTAATCCCCGAAGGAACGGGAACGGTCCAGGCATCCGTCGTAGGTGACCCCGTCGTATTCGCCACCGCGTATGTAGACCTCCGGGAACGCCATCTCGGCCTCATCGAAGGCGATGTTCCGGAATCGCTTGTTGAAGCTCAGGATGCCGAGACTCTTGATCTCCCGCTTCAGCTCTTTGACTGGCATGTGCCGCGGCCACAGGGCACTGGTCTGCGTCGGGTCGCTCGTATGTGTCTCGTGGTTCCAGAAACAGTCGAAGTAAAGCTTCTTGTACGTGCTGTCCCGCTCCAGCGTGAAGTAGAGATCCTGCGGGTGGAAGCGGGTACCGGCTACCACGATGCGCTCGTAGCTCACGTCCGTCGGCCAGCTGATGCCTTCGGGGATCTCTGGCTTACCAGTCTCTTCGTCTCGGGGGAAGATGAGACCAGGGCTAGTCTGGACTTCTTCGCGGAACCAGCGGAGCTGCTCGCGGCGGCGCTCAGGAGTGCCCCCGGTGTCGTCGGTGACCACGTCGTCGACGATGACCAGATCGGACCTGTGGCCGAGGACCTTGCCCCCGGCGCCGAAGAACTCCAGCGTCAAGTGCTCGTCCATGATCTGGCGTTTGGCGATGTTGAAGAAGGACGTCGACCAGACATTGTCCCGGTTGTAGAACGGGCCGAAGTCCCGGATCAACTTGGTGTTGGACTGAAGGATGTTCATGATCCCGTTGGCGTAAGCCTTGACGTCATCCTTGGTCTTCATGATGAGGATGATACGGATGTTGGGGTTGATGCACATCTCCCAGATCGGCAGCCACTTCGATAGCAAGGTGGACTTCCCGTGCCTTGCGGGCAGCAAGATCAGAGAGCGCATCTCCTCGTGCGCCTGCGTGAGGAACTGACGCTGGTAGGGTTCGACCTCAAGACCGCCGTAGTAGGCGATGAAGACATCCGGGCAGTGGGTCATGACGTACTTGAAGGTCGCCTCGTCGGTGACGTAGTCGAGGGGCTTCAGTGGATCAGGGTGTACCTTCAACATCGGCATGGGCTTCTCCGTCGATCAGGAGCCCCGCAGCGCGGAGCTGTTTCTCTTGGGCTGCACGGATGGCGTTGGCGACGGTGTCCCCGTCGGGGATCTTGTTCAAGGTCTCGGCCATCAGGTCCATCATGCGGTCGGCGCCCTTGGCCGTGCCATCGTCGTCCTTGGCCCAGCGCTCCTTGAGTTGAACCGCCATCTTGGCGATCTGCACCTTCTCCTTCATCTCCATCGAATCCGGGTTGTCGCGCAGGTTCAGGAGGATGTCGGAGAGGGCCAGGCGGGCGATCTCCGCAGCAACGGGTTCCAGATCGCTCATACGGGCGAGTACGTTGCGCTGTTTGCGATAGAGCTGGGCGGCGAACATGCGTTGGAAGCTGGGACGCTTCATCACGGTCTCGGCGGTGTCGGGATCTTTGCCCCCGAGGGCGAAGGCGAGCTGTGCTTTGTTGATCGGGTAGCGTCCCTCGCCGTCGGGCTCGCCACGATGGGCTCCCTGGGGGTATTCGTAGACCCCAAGTACCATATCGGAGGCAATGTCGGCCGCGATCGCCGATCTTTGCTCCAGTTCTACCTCGGATACACCTGCCATGCCCCCATTTCTACTGTCTTCTGCCAAGAATGTCAAGTTCGTACACGAGAAAACCGGGTTGGACAGCGATCCTGGACCTTGGTAAAGTCGAATCGTCGAAGTCAGAGACTTCACAGTGGGCGGGGGCTCCCGGAACGTCGCCCTTGGGCTGGGAGCGGACACGAACGGTGGGCAATCGGGTCCGAATCGTGCAAAGTGACCAACAAGTGTGGTGAATATTGACCACCAACGAAGAGGATCTTCTATGTCAGACGTGTCTGTACTGGAACCACGAGCGGGTAAGTCCCGGTTGGGGCCTCTGTCAGCACCCACGGCGGACGGAGGTCATCCGGCATCGGTTACATCGCTGCCAGATCCTCACGACCCACGCTATTGGCGCACCCTCGCGGGTACCGTCGTCTACTGCGCCGTCTGCAGGAAGCCCATCCTCAAGTTGTTCTGGGTCGAGTGGGACCTCAAGGACGACGGTGGAGCACCGCGGCACGGCCGCGAGGTGAGTTGCAGCCGCGTATGTCACTCCCGTTCGCTCACCAACGTCGTCCGGCACCTCAAGAACCTGGAGGAGGGCGGCTACGCCACCCGCACCCAGATCACGTATCCCGTCACCGGCCGCTGGGCCACTCACGAGGAGAACACCCTTGACTACTAAGAAGGTAGACACGACCAAGTTCGAGGCCCCGGAAGAACTCTCTCCCGGCGTCGATCCCATCGACCGTCCCGCAGACATGGTCCTCCAGGAAGAGAAAGATGAGGACGCTGCCCCCGTGGTGGGCGCATGCCTGGGAGACGCCGCGACGGTCCCGGAACCCGGCGACATGGGTGTAGACAGGCCCCCATTCCTCGGCGAGATCGTGCATTTCCACTACGGTCGCGGGTTTGACCGCGCCGCCGTCGTCACCCAGTGCGACTCATCCGAGGTCTGCGACCTGATCATCCTGCCACCGAACGGTGAGGCCTTGATGGGGCGCTTCAACATCCGGCGCGGCGTCGCCGAGAACGAGTGGCAACACGCAAACGAGAAAGTCTCAACACAGGAGGTACGCCCATGACCAGGACCACACCACTGCCGAAGATCCCACGAGGAGGCCCCTCGAGCGCCTCGATACCCCGCCAGATGAGACCCGCGGGCGTCGGCGCCCAGGCGAGTGCAGGCTTGAGCCCCAAGAACACCCAGACCGCCTACCAGAAGCTCCTGGGCAAGGAGATGGTCGCCACGAGGCGCAACAACGGCAAGACCCTGAACAGCGCCATCGACATGGTCGTCGCCGGGAAGTCGATGGTTTCCGCAGCCAGCAAGCGCCCCAAGAGCAACGACTGGCGCCAGGCCGCCGACAACGTCGTCTCCTCCGGCCATCCCCTGAAGTGGTAGAGCCATGCAGCGGTTGCCTCGGGTGCGACGAACAAGAACCCGTGTACTCGGACGGGGACGTCTGCGGGGTTGCCGCGGACAGCGGCCTAGACCTATCGGTGATCCCCGTCCGCCCAGACCTCCCGTGAAACTCTGATGGCACTGGTAGTCATCTTCCTGGTGATCGCCATCGGCGCCCTGCTTCTCTACGTTCGGCTGATCAAGCCGTGAACAAGCCCTTCCTCGCCTGCATGGTGATCGTCGCGGGCATGGAGTACGCCGTCTACCGTCAGATCCTGGAGTGGGACGTCACCGGAGAGGTCCCTCCCACCGCGATCGTGGTCGGCGTGCTCCTGCTCGCGACCTGGGGTATCTGCACCTGGGCACTGGCGGTGAGTTACCTCGGTCGCTCCTGATGCATATTATGCAGGATGAGGCTCCGTAAGCCCGGGAATCCTGTATCTTTATGCAGTGTGGATGCATAATACAGCTCTCCCAGGCTCGGGGGGGCTGTATTTTTTTCCCAGATTTTCCAGGATCTCGCCGCCCACACGAGTCCCCTCCCATCTGGCTGGCTGGCAGACGGATGTACGAGAGGTACACCCATCACCCCTGGAGTGAGTCATACCGGTCATCCAAAGCACCGGGGTTTATGCACCCGCCTTGTTCGATTCGTGCCTGGGATACCCTCCCCGGGGGGGTAGGATGTGCCTACCGTTAGGCGTGCCACGTAGCTACGTACAGCCTGCAAATACCGCCCATATGCAGGGAAGAAGGGCATCTAGTACAGTACCCTAGGGGGTATCAGTCCATAGGGTCGGCGAACACAAGCACGTAGGCACGCAACGCAGTGTATGCAGTAGTGCATAAAGGCGGGCAGTGCATAGGACGCGCCCCGTAGAATGGCCCTTTTTGCAGGGGAAAGGCAGTATACAGAAAGGAGGACACAAGAACGGTACCCCCAAGGGTATCGGCGAATACCCCCTCTGGCAGCGAAGCTGCTGTGTGGGGAACCGTGCCACAGAAACACGACTTGGCGCCGTAGGCGCCGGAGGACACCATGAACGCAATCGCCAACATCGACAGCGAAGCTGTCGCCATCATCGTTGCTGAAGTCATCGCCAAGCTGAACGCCACCACGGCGCCGAAGGCGCCCAAGACGACCGCCAAGGCTGAGCCCAAGACGGCGCCGAAGGCGCCCAAGGTCCGCAGGGTCCGGGGACGCAGCAACCTCGCCTTCGGCGAGAAGAAGGTCTCCAGCCTCAAGGTCGGCGCCAAGTTCCGGATCCGCCCGGAGGGCGCCGACTACACCGCCAAGTCGGTGAAGACGGACAAGGCTCACGGCTTCGCCGTGGTCACCACCGACCATCCCAAGGCGCCGAGCATCAAGCTTCGCTTGGCACAGACCATCTACGTGGCCTGAGCCTTCGGCTCCAGCACCACTGGCCCTGCCCGGCTATCGCCGGGTGGGGCCTTTTTTTGTGCCTCCAGCCGGAGGAACCCGAGCAAGGCGCCGAAGGCGCCGGAATGGAGTGGACCATGGCCAAGACGACGACAGTGCAGCAGGCGCTCATCGCCACCCTGGAAGCCGAAGGCTTCTGCGTGACGAAGCCCGCCGCGGCGCCGCAGCCGAAGGCTGCCGCCAAGAAGACGCAGACCAAGACCTCGGCGAAGCCGAGCACCCGCAAGACCGCTCCGAAGGAGGACACCGTGTCGCAGACCGAGCTCATCGCCAGCATCGTCGCCGAAGTCGTCGCCAAGCTCCACACCGAGATCCAGCCGAAGGCTGCCACCAAGACCGTCGCCGCGCCGAAGGCGCCCAAGGGCCGCAAGGCGCCGCAGCCGAAGGCTGGCCGTCGCCACATCAAGGATGGCCGTCTCTTCGAGACGCCGGTCGCCAAGCTCGCCAAGGGCGACGTGTTCCAGCTCAGCGCCAAGGGCGCCCAGTACACGGTGACCGCGAAGCGGTCCGCCAAGGGCACGACCGTGGTCGGCACGGACCACCCCAAGGTCGACAAGTTCACCTTCGGTGAGGGTCGCACGGTCCTCGTCGTCAGCTGAGCGTAGCTCAGCACTGACCCAGGCCGAAACCCCCTACAGCCCACTCAAGCCCTACGGGCTGTGGGGGTCGCGCAGTGAGGCTGCGCCTGACGATGGCCGTCAGCAAATGCTCCGAAGGAGGTTGTGTCATGGGAGGCCCCAGCCACGAGATTGCCGACAGGATGCTGGAGAAGGCGTGCTCCCTCGAAGAGGACGCCGAGGACTTCGAGAACATCTACAAGCAGCGCGGCGACGCCGCCTGCTGGTGCAGGGTGTGGGCCTGCGCCCTTCGGGCGAGGGCCGCAAAGTGCTTCAAGGCCGCCGAAGGCATCGAGAGGCTCGCCGTCAGGAACGCCAAGCTCTGATCCGAAGGATCCACCAACCCATCCACAGTAGGAGGACACCATGTTCATGGACGGCAGCAGAGGCTCACTGGAGCAGGCCTACGGCCAGCTCAACAGCCGCAACAGCTTCATCGTCGTAGACGGCAGCTACCACCGCATCACCGACATCGTCGGCGAGCACTTCAACTTCTGCGTGACCACGGTGGATGAGTTCGGACGGTACCACAACTACGTGATGCCGGGCCACACGCAGGTCGAGTTCCACTAGCCCGAAAGCCCCCTTCGGGGGGCTCGCGCAGTACAGGCTGCGCCTGACGATGGGCAACACCGTCAGCCAATGCTCCAAAGGAGGACCCATGAAGACGCCCACCAGCAACACGTTCGACTGCACGTTCCTCGACACCTACTACGACGCAGACCTCGAAGAGAGCCTTCGGCTCCGCCCCGCCCAGCTCGCCAAGTACAACGAGGAGGACTAACCATGGAACGCCAGAACGCAGCTTTCAGGCTCATCGGGCAGACGGACGACGGCGGCGTCATCAGCATCGCCGTCCCCTTCGACTACGTCGCACACCGTCCGACGTGGCACAAGACGCTCAACGCAGTCGCCGGTGCCTTCGGCAACACGATCGTGACGCGCCAGGCTAAGGAAATCGCCTACGTCAAGCTGCCCGCCGGGCAGACCAAGGTCTGGAGGGTCGGGACCACCGAGCCGCTCGTCTTCGACGACCCCACCGAGGCGCTGTTCGCCAAGGACGAAGCGGTCGCCGCCCTCGCCAACCACTTCAACAACCGTTGAGCATCATCTGCACAAGCTTCGGGATGCTCCTCTGGGTCATCGACACTGCCGCCGGAAGGGAGGTGTGCTTCTGGTGGAACCTGTAGGACGCAGACTGCCCAGCATCAACACGGACAAAGGAGCAACGGAATGAAGAACGCCGTCAACATCTTCCAGCAGAAGGGGGAGGTGATGCTTGACGCCTAGCAGACTGCTCGAGCTTTCCACACTCCACAGAGAGGACACCATGCGCATCTTCGACGACCTGCCGACCACCTCGCAGCTCGAAGAGCTGGGCTTCGACTTCAACACGAAGTTCGGCATCGAGTTCGAGTTCTACTCCGACGAGACACGCTACGAAGTGGCGAGGCTCATCAGCAGCAACGCTCAGGTTGACTGCTGCGACGAGAGCTACAACCACCAGACTCGTGAGCACTGGAAGATCGTCACGGACGGTTCGCTGTCGGAGGGTGATGGCGAGTACGACAGCGACGAGTACAACTGCGACGACTGCGACCAAGACGAGTCCTGCAATGAAGACTGCTCCAGCAACAACGACTGTCCCCGCTACGACTGCTCCAACTGCCGACGGAGTGAGGAATCCCGAAACGACGATGACGAGGGGTGCTTCGAGGAGCGGGACAACGACGAAGTCTGCGAGCAGTACGGCTACCCACTCTACGAGTGCGAGGACTGCAACGTCAGCCCACACTGTGACCAGAACTGCTCCGAGCACTGTTCTCGAGGTGGCTCTCGAGGTGGCTGCGGCAACTACGGCATGGAGCTTGTCAGCCCGCCGCTCCGCGGCTACCATGGGGTGCAGCAGGTCTGGAAGGTGCTCGACGCCCTCAACGACATCGGGGTGAGCGTGGGCCGCGACTGCGGCCTGCACATCCACCACGACGCCTCGGATATACGGCTGCCCAACTTCAAGAGGCTGGCCCAGCTGTACCTCAAGTACGAGCCCACCATCGACCTGCTGATGCCGCCGAGCCGACGCATCAACGAGAACTGCCACTGTAAGTCCCTGCGCTACCATCAGGGCGGACAGTCCAACTTCTCCATGCAGGAGACATGGGAACGCATCGAAGCGGCATCCTGCCTCGATGCCGTGTGGTGCGACAGGTACATCAAGCTCAACTTCACGTCCTACGCCCAGCATGGGACGATCGAGTTCCGCCACCACAGCGGGACGACGGACTTCGGCAAGACCCTGCACTGGCTCATCTTCACGCAGCGCATGGTCCAAGCCGCGATGCGGACCGACCAAGTCATCGAGATGAAGGAGACGAGCACCGAAGAGCCCATCGCCCTGGCCGACATGGCACGAGTGCTGAGGCTCGACCCACCGCTGCGTGAATACTGGGACCTGCGTGCCAGGTGGTTCGCCGAGGCTGACGAGCGGCGCAGGATTGCCGAGGCGGAGCAGGCGGTGTTAGCCGCAGAGTACACGAGGCTCCGCGAAGCGAGGGAGCGGGCCGCACGCAGGGAGCGGGACATCTGCTACGACATCGACAACGCCATGCCCAGCCCGTTCCGGGTGTCACGCACTTCGATACTGCCGTCGTCGGTCGCACTGGCCTACGCAGTAGAGCAGCTGGAGCGTCGTCGCGCCGACTGGACAAGGGCGCAGGACCTGATAAGGGCGCAGCGCTGGCAGCAGTATGCCCGCGACTTCGTCTACGGAGCGACGCCGAGAGGAACCTCCTTCGACACCTCCCGGCTCGACGAGACGCAGCCCATAAGGCTGCATGATCTGAGGGTCGCATGATCGAACTCACCACCAACACGGGCGAGAAGTTCCTCGCCGAAACCTGCGAGCAGCTGGTGGGGCTGATGTGGAAGGCTGCGTTCATCGAGGAGGCGGGGCCGGGTGAGTACATGAAGGCCGTCGCCAAACGCGTGAAGACGCAGACCAACCGCACCATCCGCACCGACTCCGCAGATGCCTTCATCATCGGCCTGAACTCGGCCAGAATCGCCACCTACAACACCATCCCGAGCCAAGGAGGACACGCATGAGCAAGCGCAGCCGTTCCAAGAGCATCAGCCACCTCGAAGACAAGTGGTGGAAGAAGCAGGACCGCAAGGACAAGGTGCTGGCACGCAAGCTCAAGGACCACCCCAAGTACTACGTGGCCTACGGCAGCAACCACAACGTCCTGCAGATGCAGCAGCGCTGCAAGACGGCGATGCCGGTCTGCACGGCTGACCTGCACGGCTACAAGCTCATCTTCAGCGGCGTGCTCACGATCGAAGCGTGCGAGGACAGCCACGTCCCCTGCTCGGTGTGGAAGGTTGGGGCCGAGGACATCATCGCCCTCGACCGCTACGAGGGCTACCCCACGATGTACGAGAAGTTCGACATCGACCTCACCCTGCCGGGTGGGAAGCTGGTCAAGGCCTTCACCTACTACCTCAACGAGCCCTACGAGCAGCAGCTTCCCTTCGGCGGCTACTACACCACGGTGGCCGAAGGCTACCAGGAGTGGGGGCTGGACTTCGACGTGCTCCTCACCAGCATGGCGATGGCTGAGGACGCGGAGTTCGAGTACGCCAGCAAGCCGGTGGTCTGCGTGGGCTGCGGCGAAGTGCTGCCCGCAGGGCAGATGACCTACAAGCGGCTCAAGGGCTGGCTCTGCCCAGAGTGCGACCGCATCTTCAACTACCCGTGGGTGGGCCGCGACTACTGGGGCACGAGTGCGAGCAACTGGAACGACCCGCAGGCTCCGAGCTACTCGGACCGCGGCTACCCCTTCGGGCACAACGACACCAAGCCGTCCGAGAGCCGCAGCGAGTACTACTGGCCGGGATGGGGGTACGACGACGGGACCGGCATGTACTTCGATCCAGCGGAGCTGGACTGGAGCGGCTCCGACAAGCGCAGCCTCTACGACGCATGGGATGCGCTGGATGAGGACGCCGAGTTCGAGGAGGCCATGCAGCTGGGCGGCGACTACAAGCCCGACAGCGACAGCTACCTCGACGACTACCGCGCCACCGCCTGATGGCCTACGTCTGCAAGAGTGTCGACGAGGACAACTGCTCGAACTGCCGCGGTCACAACCGCTGCGAGGACGAGATGAACGCGGGATACGGAACCTACGAAGCTGAGGAGGACGACAGATGACTGACGGACCGAAGGACTACATCAGGGTCGAGCCGCACTGGCCGGGGATGCTCAAGTTCATCTACGCCATGGCGCGGGAGCACTGGCCCTCCATGGACATCTACATGGTGGGCATCATGGGCGGCGGACAGACGATGATGTGGGCCGAAGTAGAACAGGATGGCGAAGCCCGGGTGTTCAGCTACGAGAATGGGAGGTGGGAGGACCTGCGGGCCACCGAAGACGACGTGCTGAACCTGCATGAGAGCAGCTACGCCATCGCGGAGTACATGCCCGCGAAGTGGAAGGTCACGGTCGCCAACGACAAGCCCATCTACGTGACCTTCCGATGAGCGTCTACGAGAAGCTCGACAAGCTCGACAACGGGGACACCGTCGACTGGGACCTGACCAACGGACTGCTGCGCAGCAGCAAGGAGATCCAAAAGGTCGACAGCGACCTCTACCAGATCTTCCACGGCATCGACGGCAGCATCACCTTCTTCAGCCGGGAGGGCATCTGTGAGGTGCTCGCTGGGCTGAGGGACGTGTGGGACGGCGACAAAGGAGGGTGGAACGAGGAGAGCGGGGACTATGGTCCCGAAGACGCTTGACCCCTACTACGCAGACAGCAGGCTCGAGAAAACTTGGCTAGGATTTTTGGAGGCACTTGCATGAAGAAGCTCATCCTGTTCGCCATCGCCATCGCCATCGGTCTCACCGCGTGTGGGACCACGACCACCACGGCGCCGCCGACCCCCTCCGGGGGGATGACGGCCAGCGAGAAGGCCGAGGTCCAGTACGTGTCCCAGGGGCTTCAGGCCATCGTCACCGTCTACACCGACCTCGCCGAGAACCTCAAGGCGGGGAACACCGCAGGCATCAAATCTGACGTCGACGCATGGAACACCATCGCCAACGACTGGAACGCTCGCCCCGCCGTGGGCGGCAACGTGCAGCACCTCGAAGACCTCTACGGGAAGGCAGGCAACAGCCTGCAGCAACTGTTCGTGGACGTGAGCGCGATCCTGAATGGCTCCGACTACACGCCAGCCATGAAGCAGGACATCGCCGACTGCGTCGCCGCCATCAACGCCTGCCAGCAGGAGCTGGACGACCTGACCCTAGTCAACGCCATCTGAGGAGGAGCACATGGAGGAATATCTCAACAGGGCCTGGGAGTACACCTACGCCGCGAAGAAGGCGGTCAACGATGCCATCACCGAGCTGAGCCGAGTCGAGGAGGCCCACGAGGACGAGTCGCTCTTCCAGTACCAGATCGGCCAGGTCGTCGGCATGCTCAAGGTCGCCGAGGAGGCCGTCAAGTACGCCGAGGACGAGATGGACATCTACCCACTACGTGAGGAGGACCAGTGAAGAGCAGCAAGTTCATCTCCGAGCTACTCCGGTTCCGCTACGCAGTGCTGACTCAGGAGACGAGCCACTCGCTGGCGGGGTTCCTCTATCGCCACGACGCGGAGCAGTTCGTCGCCGAGCAGGACTACCCGCACGAATACGAGATCGTGGAGGAGGACAACTGATGGCCGTGTACCACGTCCACGTCACCATGCGCGAGCAGCGGACCTACGAAGTAGAGGCCGACTCCATCGAGGAAGCGGCGGAGCAGGCTGAGTACGGGGAGCTGGGGGACCTGGTGTGGGCCGACCCGTGTCCCGAGATCGACGTCGACGAGGTCACAAGCGTGGAGGAGGACTAGATGGCACAGTTCATGGCGGAAGCACGAGGCGATGGGCAGCCGGTCCACCGGCTGGGAAGCAAGGCGAGCGGGGCGGCGGCCAAGGCCCAGGGTTGGGACTTCGGGGTCAAGGTGCGCATCGCTCACGCGGCGGCGCGCGACAGTGAGGTCGTCTCGATCCTGCTCACCGGGGGCAGCAACGGAAGCCGAGAGACGATCTGGCTGCTCGACGTCGACTCAACGGACCGCCTCGACGAGATCGCCGACAAACTGAGGGAGGCAGCAGACTACATCATGAGGCATCCGTCCTCCGGTTGGCCCCGCTAGGTGCGCACGCACAACGAGAGGAGGTGGTAGACATCTGTTGACAGACCTCGCGGATGAGAGTACTGTGGCCCTGCGGCCACGGCTGCGAGGAGCTTGACAGCACCAAGAGCGAGAAAAGAGACGGGCGCACACCCGTGCGTCCGCGCATGTGTATACGAGACAGGAGACACCATGAAGAACAGCTACAGGGTCCAGGACATCGACGCTTACAGCTTCACGGTCCACGAGGGCGAGAAGACGGAGTCGGTCGCTCACGTCTTCCTGGCGCGGAGCAGCAGCTCCAACAAGATTCGCGTCGACGACATGCGCTTCACGATCTCGTCCCCGCGCGGCAGCTTCGGGAACGATGAGGTCCAGATCTGGGTCAAGAAGACCCAACTGGACGAGCTTCAGGACCATGTCAACGGTGTCTGCGCGGCCATCACCAAGCATCTGGAGGAGCTGAACGCACGATGACCAAGATCCCCGTGCGGGCGGCCATGCGCCGCGTGACCATGAGCAGGACCAAGCTGGTCTACAGAGGCAACGAAGTGCTGGAGCTGCGCTGGAAGCGGCCCAACGTCATGATGGTGGTCAAGAGGGAGTTCCTCGTCGACCCCGATGACATGCTGGAAGAGGTGAAAAGGTGATGCTCTACAACGTGTACGTGGAGATTGTTGAGCCGGTCGAGGGATGGCAGGCCGGGATCATCCAGACGGGGATCACAAAGGAGGACGCACTGCACGAGGCTGCGGTATGCCTCGACAAAGGATTCGTCGGTGTCATGATCAGCGAGGTGCCAGAGTGAGAGAAGCCACACCACTCAACTGCAAGGCCTGCTTCGAGCCCTTCTACGACGAGGAGGGCATGCAGGTGAGCCGCAAGGTGCAGGTCGAGGTGAGGGCGGAGTTCAAGGACGCCGACAAGACCTACGCCCAGTCCCTCGCCACGGCCACCTACACGATCGTCGTGTGCGAGGCCTGCGCGAAGGAACTGGCCGAGAAGCACACGCAGAACGCAGCGCTGGCGACCATGGGTGACTCGGCCGTCGTGCAGACGTGAAGGGAGGCAGCATGGATGCTGCCCCAGAGGTCGTGCTTGAAGACTTCATGACCCTCGACGAGGTCGCGGATGAGACACGCAAGAGCGTGGGCTACTGGTACAAGAGCGACCCCGACACCGGCAAGCCCAACTGGATGCGCCTGCCCGGCGCGTTCAAGGAAGGGCGTGACGTGCGGGTGCCACGTAGTGGCTACCGCCGCTACCTGTACATGAAGGTGAACGGTCTGGCATGACGAACTTGGCAGGGGGAGGCGGGCGTGCTACGATGCGCCTGTTACCTCCTCCTGTCTCGGGGGGTTCGGCCCGCACTTCTCCGGTGTCCTCCGGGTAGCGGGCCGTTCCCCTTTCAGGAGGTGTGTATGTACCGAGACATGTTCGACAAGCGCTGGGACGATGAGATGGATCGTCTCGACACCATCGAGGCCATGGGCGACGCGCATGGCCCCCCCGCTCCTTACCCCAAGCCCACCTACGTGGTGGAAAGCCGCGCGGTGGAGTTCAGCGAGGTCTGGACGCCCTACCCCAACCCCCTCTACATGACCCTGCGCGACAAGATGGGGCGCATCTACTCCATCATGGGCGGGGAGGTGGGACGCCACGCCAAGCACATCCATGTTCGTCCCAACGTGCTCTACGACGTCTCCATCCAGCAGGCGTCGAGCAGCGCGGCCATCACCTGGATCGACGAGGTCTACGACCCCAAGGAAGACGCCAACAGTGAGCTGTAGGCCCCACATGCTTCTATCTCACACCGAGGAGGACCGATGACGCTCTTCAAAACGCTCAACGGAACCCGTGGCTCCTTCGGCCACGGCGACTACACCGGCTACCTGCCAAAGGGCAAGCGCCCCGGCAAGTGGCTGCCGAAGGTCACGCCGGTGCTGTGCGAGTCCGGCTACCATGTCTGCCGCGACCTCTCCGAAGTCCTGACGCACGCCGGACCCGAACTGTACGAGGTCGAGGTGCGCGGGACCTGCGTCGAGGGCAAAGACAAGGCTGCGTGGGAGCAGGCGCGGCTGGTGAAGCGAGTCCCCGAGTGGGACCAGCGCACCATGCGCCTCTGGGCCATCGACTGCGCCCGGCGGGTGATGTATATCTCGCCCGACCACGAACTGCTCGACGCGGTGCTCGACGTCTGCGTGGCCTACGCCGAGTACGGCGAGGAGTGGGCCGCTGCTCGGGACGCTGCTTGGGACGCTGCTCGGGACGCTGCTTGGGCCGCGAAGGACGCTGCTTGGACCGCTGCTCGGGACGCTGCTTGGGACGCTGTTTGGACCGCTGCTCGGGCCGCTGAGACGCAGGAGCAGGTCAAGCTGCTGCAGCGGTATCTCGACGGCGAGCAGGGGCCGTTCGTGGAGACCGCCGATGCCTGACACCCTCGCCGAGTGTTGGAGCAAGCGCGAAGCCGCTGAGGCCCGCGTCGTCGAACTAGAACGCTACCTCAAGGCAGGCCGCGAGGAGTGGCTGCTGACGAGTAAGGCTCTGGAACAGTACCAAAACGCCTATCACTGTACCGATGATTCTGGAGCGGACTACATCGACAAGTTCGCTGCCGACTCCGCCCTGCTTGAGTTGGCGGAGATGGTGGAGGAGCGGATAGACATGTCCGTCTGCAACAAGCGGTGCCCGGCATGTGTCGAGTTCACCACGGTCTTTCAGATGCCAAAGATGGAGTACATGGGCTGCCTGCGAAAGCAAAGCGATAGCAACACACTAAACAACCGCCATGACGCTCCACTTGGTCAGCCGTGCCCGTTCTACGCTGCCTGCGAATACGAGGAGGCCGGGGATGAGTGACCTTCGCACACGACTTCCAGCAGTCAAGGCGTGGGACGAAGGCACGACCGAGATGGAACAGGCTTGCGTGCCGATGTGGCACCTTGGCTGTGAGGCCATCAA